TCCCGCATAAGAAAGAAGAAAACAAAGATGAAAGCTACGAGTTAGAACTTTTGCAACAGATCGACCCCGACTACATGAAAAAACTGAGGAAAAAACAGGAAAGGAAAAAGGCTAGAGAAAAAAGCAAGGCTCTAAAAGAAATGCTAAACAATTTAGAGGAAGCCTTGATATGAAGATTGTGATAGCTTTTATATTAGGTGCTTGGTTCGCTTGGGTTTGGTTAAAAAACTACGATGACAGTATGTTTGATTTGTGGACTGAAGCTTACACAGTTGGTAAAGATGATGGTTACGTACTAGGCAGGAATGACGCAACCTTAGATGATTTCACCTTTGTAGAGAAAGAAGCAATGTGTATGTTTTTATATTCTGACAAAGGCACAGTTTTTGGAACAAGGAGGTAGTATGGAAGATAAGCAGTTTACGATTGAAGATTATGTTGCTGAAGTTAAAGGTATAAATGTAGGAGAACAAACAAAAGAAAAATCAATCCTTATAGCCACGCCCATGTACGGCGGTATGTGCACAGGGCATTATACAATCGCAACAATTAACACGATAAATAATTTACGTGAACGAAAGGTCGAAGCGTTTCTTGCGAACTTGATGAACGAGTCTTTAATTACGAGAGCCAGAAACGAGTTGGTACGTATGTTTCTAAAGAATACCAATTGTACACACTTGATGTTTATTGATGCGGATATGTATTTTGAAGCTGACGCTGTAGGCAGACTGCTTGATGCAGATGAAGACGTTGTTTGTGCCTTATACCCTAAGAAAGAAATTGATTGGGGTAGAGTTAGACAGGCTGTCCAACTAAACAGAAAAGATTTGAGTTATTACGCATCACAGTTCGTGCTGAACCTACCGCATGGTAAAACAAAAGCGGAATTAAACAACAAAGGTTTGTTAGAAGTTCGCCATGCGGGTACAGGTTTTATGTTAATTAAACGAGAAGTATTTGAAAAGCTTGAACAACACGTGCCAGAGTATAGGTCGTCAACACTTCAAGACCCAACTGGTAAATATATAAAACCACTCGTAAGACAATACTTTGACACAAGTATAGATAATACAGGCGCACTGCTATCTGAGGACTACCACTTTTGCGAGTTGTGGGCAAAGCATGGTGGTAAGATTTTTGTAGACCTCAACATTCATTTAAAACACATAGGCACCCACGCATTCGAGGGCGACCTGACAACTGTAAGAAACATGGGCAATTGAAAAAGAGAATACACATAAACCAACACAAGATTAGGTCTAATAGCAAAAAACCTGATTCTGAAAGAGAGCCAGTAATAACTATTAAGACTAGCAAAAGCAATACTTATTGCCACGAAGTAAAAGTTTTGGGAGAGTCTAAAATTATTTATTCTCCAGATAAGCCTTTAAGTTGTGGTGCTAAAGTATGGGTAGAAACCGAAGCAGAAGTGGAAATATGCAAATAATTACGATTGATTTTGAGACTTACTACGATAAAAAATATTCACTTTCTAAATTAACTACAGAGGAGTACGTGCGAGATGAAAGATTTGAAGTCATTGGGTTTTGTATCAAGCAAGGAGACGGAGAAGAGGAATGGCACACAGGAGGATTTGAAGATCTTAAAAGAATACTCTTGTCATATAACTGGAAGGAGAGTTTTTGTCTCGCTCACAACACTATGTTTGATGCCGCTATCCTTTCTTGGAAATTTGGTGTTCGTCCTAGGGGGTGGCTTGACACTCTTAGCATGGCAAGGGCTTTGCATGGTGCGGAAGTTGGAGGAAGTCTCAAAAAGTTATCCGACTACTATAACATCGGGCAAAAAGGAACCGAAGTCGAAAACGAGTTAGCTAGATACGCTGAATACTGTAAACAAGATGTGCGGCTAACTAAAAAACTTTTTGAGGTTCTTAGCGAAGGGTTTCCTGCGATTGAGTTTAGGTTAATTGATTTGACCATCAATATGTTTGCCCAACCAGTTCTTGAGTTAGACTTAGCTATTCTTGAGAATCATTTAGAAAATGTCGTGCTGCAGAAAGAAAAACTTCTTGAGGCTTGTATAGCAGACAAAGAAACCTTGATGTCTAACCCTAAGTTTGCCGAGAAACTAAAATCATTAGGTGTTGAACCGCCGATGAAAATTAGCCCACGCACAGGCAAAGAGACTTTTGCTTTTTCTAAGACCGACGAAGGATTCAAGAAGCTACAAGAGCATTCTAACGAAAAGGTGCAAACGCTAGTTGCGGCTAGGTTAGGCACTAAGTCAACTTTGGAAGAAACAAGGACTCAGAGATTTTTGGATATAGGTAATCGTGGTAGCCTTCCAGTCCCTTTGAAATACTATGCCGCTCACACAGGAAGGTGGGGCGGTTCAGATAATGTAAACCTACAAAATATTCCAAGGAAATCTGTGCTTAAAGAAGCTATCCAGGCCCCAGGAGGTTTTGTTGTTATCAACTCCGACTCTTCACAGATAGAAGCTAGGGTATTGGCTTGGTTGTCTGGTCAGGAAGACTTGGTACAAGCCTTTGCAAATGGGGATGATGTATATAAGATAATGGCTTCTGCGATATATGGTAGGCCAGTGGAGGATATAGATAGTGAGCAAAGATTCGTAGGCAAAACGACAATATTGGGTTGCGGCTACGGTATGGGTGCTAAGAAATTTAGTGTACAATTAAAAGCTTTCGGGAAAGATTTAGACGTTGAAGAATGTAAAAAGATAATTCAAACTTACAGAAAAGTATATCCTTTTATACCTAATTTTTGGAGGAAAGCTCAAGCAGGTTTAGAAGCTATAATAAAAGGTAGATATATAGAGGTAACGAAACAGAAGCAAGCTTTAGGGGTTATTCCCAACATAGGATTTGATCTGCCTAACGGACTACAACTAAAGTATCCAGACCTCAAAAAAGAACAAGATTCTAGTGGAGAATACTACTTTTCTTATAAAAGTAAAAAAGACAGAATTAATATTTACGGTGGAAAAGTAGTAGAGAATATATGTCAAGCCGTGGCTAGATGTGTAATAGGCGAGCAGATGTTGAGGGTGGCTAAGAAATATAAAGTGGTAATGACAGTACATGACGCTGTAACGTGTATTGCACCAGAACAGGAAGCGGAAGAAGCGGCGGCATACGTAACAAAATGTATGAAGTGGAAACCAGATTGGTGTCAAGACTTGCCGTTGGATTGTGAAACAGAATGTGGAGAGTCTTATGGCTAAATGGTCTTATTCGTCGTTGTCTTTGTTCAAACAATGCCCTAGAAAATATCATAGGCTACGAGTTGTCAAAGATATAAAACAAAAAGACAATACCGCTTTGATATATGGTAAAGAAGCGCACAAGGCGGCAGAAGACTATGTGCGCCAAGATACGGTAATACCAGAAAAGTTTAAGTACATTGAGCCTTATTTAAATATTTTAAAGAAGTTAAAAGGCAACAAACTTTGTGAATACGAGATGGGTTTAACCAAAGACTTAGAACCTTGTGGTTTTAATGATACAAAGTATTGGTGGAGGGGTATAGCCGATTTGGTGGTGCACAATAACGACATAGCATACGTAGTAGATTACAAGACTGGTAAAAGTTCTCGCTACGCCGACGTTAAACAGCTACAGATACTATCAATAGCTACATTCAAACACTTCCCAAAAGTCAACTATATAAAAGCAGGACTACTGTTTGTTGTATCCAAAGATTTAATAAAAACTAATTATGTGAGAAACCAGATAGATGGTTTAGCAGACAGTTTTAAGTCTGACGTAGCGAGACTAGACAAGGCATATGAAACAGATGTGTGGAATCCGGTGCCTAATTTTACTTGTAGGAAGTATTGTCCTGTAACAGATTGTGAACATAATGGAGGATATGCGTGAAAAACTCAGAAAAACATTATGAAGACGAAAAAAAGTTGTTTCGTGAAAACTTAGTAGAAAAAATTTGTCAAGAGTGTGGGGAAGTACACAGTGAAGAGGCTCCTTCTTTTAAAGATGCGTACCCTTTTGAGGGCGCATATACGGGGTTAAAAACTTTTGAAGACTCAGCTAATAAAGATATGGTTAATCATCCAGAGCATTATATGAAAGGTGGCATGGAGACCATAGAGTATTTAAAAGCAAAGTCTACACCTCATGGGTTTCAGACTTATTTACGATTAAATGCAATGAAATATTTAAGTAGAGCAGAAGAGAAAGAGAACACGTTGCAAGATTTAGAAAAAGCATTGTGGTATTTAAACCGATTGATAAAAGAAATGAAAGGGAACTAATGGATAGTTATAGTCAATTCATCGCCAAAAGCCGTTACGCAAGATATTTACCTGAAGAAAACCGCAGAGAAGATTGGCATGAGTCTGTGAGTCGTTATATGGATTTTATGGTGAGTCATCTAGAAGCCGAGTGCGGACACGTGGTAGATACCCCTACTAAGTTTAGGGTGCACGAAGCAATATGTAACCTAGAAGTTATGCCAAGTATGCGAGCCATAATGACAGCAGGTAAAGCGTTGGCACGTGATAACACAGCAGGATATAACTGTTCTTATTTACCGATTGACGACCCCAAAGCTTTTGACGAAGCTATGTATATCCTATTGTGCGGTACAGGAGTCGGCTTTTCTGTGGAACAAAAATACATACAAAAACTTCCTGAGATACCTGAGAAAATGTTTGAGTCAGACACCACTATATCTGTGTCTGACAGTAAAGAAGGTTGGGCTAAGAGTTTGAGGCAACTTATTGCTTTATTATATTCTGGTGAAATACCTAAATGGAATTTATCTAAAGTGCGACCAGCAGGGGCAAAACTAAAAACCTTTGGAGGTAGGGCAAGTGGTCCTGCCCCACTAGAAGAACTATTTAAATTTACCATCAACAAGTTCAAACAAGCCAGCGGGAGAAAACTTTCTTCCATAGAATGTCACGACATAATGTGTATGGTAGGTCAAATTGTTGTGGTCGGTGGTGTGCGTAGATCAGCTATGATTTCTCTATCTGATTTAGAAGACTCAAGAATGAGGGAGTGTAAATCAGGCGCATGGTGGGAACAAAACGGTCAAAGAGCGTTGGCTAATAATTCAGCTATCTATGAAGAGAAACCTGATGTAAGTTTGTTCTTACATGAGTGGACAAGTTTATATAACAGTCATTCTGGAGAACGAGGTATATTTTCTAGAGACGCATCTAAGAGACAAGCTGCTAATAATGGTAGAAGAGATATCAATTATGACTTTGGCACAAATCCATGCAGTGAGATTATTTTGCGTGGTTGTAAGTTAGACAAGAATGGACAACCAATTACAGGAACAGGCGGTCAGTTTTGTAATTTGTCAGAGGTTGTGGTGCGTGAGGACGACACGTTTGAATCTATAAAAGAAAAAGTTGAAGTGGCTACTATATTAGGCACATGGCAAGCCACACTTACAAACTTTCCCTATTTACGAAAAGTGTGGAAAAAGAACACGGAGGAAGAAAGACTGCTTGGGGTGTCGTTGACTGGTATACTAGATAATAAATGGATGTCAGAAGTTAACGATGATACTAAAGAAAAACTTGAGCAACTTAAACAGGCGGCTGTTAAAACAAACGCTGACTTATCTGTTCTTTTGGGAATCCCTCAATCGACTGCGATTACTTGTGTCAAACCTTCTGGCACTGTTAGTCAGCTTGTTAATTCTGCCAGTGGTATTCATACTAGACATAGCCCTCATTATATTCGCAGGGTTCGTGGAGATAAAAAAGACCCCCTCACACACTTCTTAAAGGAAGCGGGTATACCAACGGAAGATTGTGTAATGAAACCAGACTCGACCGCTGTGTTTTCCTTTCCGATAAAATCTCCAGACGGTTGTAAAGTTAGAGAAGACTTAACAGCGGTTGACCACTTGGAGTTGTGGATGATGTACCAGAAGCATTGGTGTGAACATAAGCCATCGGTAACTATTTCTGTAAAAGAGCATGAGTGGTTAGATGTGGGTGCTTGGGTATGGAATAACTTCAACGACATATCAGGTATATCTTTCTTACCTTGGGATGGCGGTACTTACAAACAAGCTCCCTATGAAGAATGTACCGAGCAAGAGTATAATGAAATGTTAGCCAAAATGCCTACAAAAATAAACTGGGCTGAATTAATAGAAGATGATGACAATGTTAAGGGCGTGCAGGAGTTAGCATGTGCTGCAGGAGGTTGTGAGATATGAAAAAGAAATTTGAATGGAAACCTTTGGTAACTTTACCAATACCTAACTTTACAACTCGTGGGTTTACTGAAAAAGAATTGAGACAGTTAAAGGAGGGGGAGTTTGAAGGGGATTGCACATGGATTATGGAGCAAGGAGAATGGAATTTGGTGGTGAAGGAGACTTTACAATGATATTTTGGAAAGTTAGTAAAAGACAAGAAGCGTTGCTTGCAAATAAATTTATTTTTGTTCCTGACCCCAACATAATATGCACTCGACTACACAGAGAAATTGGTAGCGAAGCAAGGTCTAAAGAACATTATAAAAAAGGAGATAATAAATGCCTTACGTAAACAAACCAAGACCTTATAAAAAAGAATACGTGCAACAAAAAAAGCGAGGTAAGAGAGAGCAAGATAAGCGTAACGCTCGTGAACGTGCTAGATATGCCATGGACAAAACAGGTGTAGATAAAAATAAAAACGGTAAAGCCGACAGAAGAGAGGGTAAAGATATCGACCACAAAAAAGCTCTTTCTAAAGGCGGTACTAATAATAAAAAAAACCTTAGAGTTGTTAAAGCTAGTACGAACAGATCTTTTAAACGCAACTCTGATAGATCAGTGAAGAAAGCATAATGCAAGTAGTAAATAATAAAGCGTTATTAATAAATACTAAGCACCCTGATCGTATAACTAATGCGATTACCAAAAGTAAAGTAATTAGAAAAGATAACGAGTTTAGTAAAGTATTAGTCCACTGGGATTTTGAAGAAGCTAGGGCTTTGAAAGAACTCAGATTTAAGAATGTGCCATCTCCTATGGAGAGAGACTACGATTGGGCGGGCGAGTTTGAACCAATGGAACATCAAAAGGTGACAGCTTCTTTTTTATCTATAGTTAAACGTGGTTTTTGTTTTAACGAGCAAGGCACAGGAAAAACAGCTTCCTCTATCTGGGCATCAGATTATCTGATGAAACTCGGCAAGATTAAAAGAGTGTTAGTTGTTTGCCCTCTATCTATTATGCACTCTGCATGGCAAGCAGATTTGTTTAAGTTTGCGCTGCATAGAACAGTTAACATAGCATACGGTACACGAGAAAAACGTAAAGATATAATTAACTCAGATGCTGAGTATGTAATCATAAACTATGATGGTATAGAGCTTGTAGAAGAAGACATAAAGAAAGCGGGTTTTGATTTAATAATTATTGACGAAGCTAACGCTTACAAATCTATATCTACAAAACGATGGAAGTCTATGCAAAGACTATTAGGCGACGATACATGGTTGTGGATGATGACAGGAACTCCTGCAGCGCAATCTCCAGTTGATGCCTTTGGTCTTGGTAAACTTTGTGTGCCTGACAGATGCCCTAGATTTTTTGGCAGGTTCAGAGATATGGTTATGTACAATGTGGGTAGATTCAAATGGATACCGAAAGATGATGCGGAGTCTACGGTATTTACTATGTTACAACCTGCAATAAGATTTACAAAAGCAGAGTGCCTGGACTTACCTCCTGTCACACACGTTAATAGAGAAGCACCTCTCACTGCACAGCAAAACAAATACTACAAAAAGTTAAAACAAGATATGTACATGACTGCAGCCGGAGAAGAAATAAGTTCTGTAAATGCGGCTGTTAATTTAAACAAGCTATTGCAGATATCCGGTGGTGCAATCTACACCGACAATAAAGAGGTAATAGAATTTGATGTGTCTAACCGACTCAATGTTGTTCGTGAAGTCATAGAAGAAGCTAGTAATAAAGTTCTAGTATTCGTGCCTTTCAAGCACACTATACAACTGCTTAGTGAGTTTTTAGACAAGCATAAAATTACAAGCGAGATAATAAATGGTTCGGTGCCTGTAAATAAGAGAGCACAAATATTTAAGTCGTTTCAAGAAACAAAGCATCCGAACGTTTTAATTATTCAACCGCAAGCGGCATCGCACGGAGTAACTCTAACTGCCGCAGACACAATCATATGGTATGCACCTGTTACATCTTTGGAAACCTATTTACAGGCCAACGCTAGAATAGATAGGCCGGGGCAAGACAGCCCTATGACTGTATTTCATATATCAGGAAGTCCTGTAGAAAAAAGATTATATGACATGTTGCAAAGCAAACTAAAAAACCATACTAAATTAGTCGACCTTTATAAAAAAGAGTTGGAATTATAATAATAAAATGCTAATATCAAGGTGTCTTATATTGTTTAACGAAAACACACAATCTAATACGAAAGGAAACAAACCATGTCAGACTTTAATGCTAACGAATTAGTAAAAGTCCTGCTAAAAATCAGAGATGCGAAAGATAAAATTCGCAAAGAAGCAGACCAACAAATCGCCAGTTTAGATGAACAGCTAGATGTTATTAATCAGAAGCTACAGAACATCTTAAAAGAAACAGGCGCAACAAGTATTAAAACCCCACACGGCACAGCATACCAAACTATCAAAGCCAGATATTGGACTGATAATTGGGAGGCTATGTATAACTTTATTCAGAACCATGATGCGTTCGATTTATTAGAAAGGAGGATACATCAATCAAATATGAAGTTGTTTTTAGAAGAGAACCCTGAGGTATTACCAGAAGGGTTAAACGTTGACAGTAAATATTCCGTTACAGTTCGTAGAAAATAGGAGAATGAAATGGCTGAGTTTTCACTCACACAGTCGGCACCAGACTATCTTAAAGAGGTGCAAGATGACGACCTTACAAAAAACTTAGGAGGCGGCTCCGGTGGTGGATTAAAGAGAATATCTATCCGTGGCTCCGTCTTTCGTTTGATGGTTGGTGGAGAAGAAGTTGCTAAGAACGAGAACCGTTCTATGAATATTGTGGTTACGAACGGAGCACCGAAACTACATAGGCAATATTATTCTGGTCCGTATATAGCAGGAGAAAGCATTGCGCCTGATTGTTGGTCTAGTGATTCTTCTAAACCGGATGAGTCAGTGGAGAATCCGCAAAGCACAAACTGTGCAACTTGTCCGCAGAACGTACAAGGTTCTGGTATGGGTAACAGTAGGGCTTGTAGATTTCAACAGCGTCTTGCTGTAGTTTTAGCAGAGGATATAGATGGAGATATTTATCAGCTTACGCTACCTGCCACGTCAATATTCGGCACATCAAAAGACATGAACAAAATGCCGTTTCAGCAGTATGCGAAATACTTAAATGCACAAGGTAAGAGTATTAGCACACTTGTTACTGAAATGAAATTCGATAGTGACTCTGATACACCGAAGCTTGTATTTAAACCTGTACGTTTCTTAGAAAGAGATGAGTGGTTAAAGGCAACAGAGAAAGGTAAAACTCCTCTGGCTACGCAAGCTATAACTTTATCTATAGGTGCAAAGAAAGATGTCGCACCACTAAAACTTGAAGAACCCTCTGAACCTGTGGAGCCTAAAAAGAAAACAGTAAAAAAGGCTACGCATAATTCGGATGGTACTCCAAAGGAATTAAAGGAATCAAAAGACTTAGAGTCTGTTATGAGTGCTTGGACAGAGACTGACGATTGATGAAGTTTCTAGAGCATGTTTTAGGAGACAAAGGGTGGTTATGGGTAGGCGGCTTTAAAGGAGAGAAAGACACTACGCAGAAATGTGTAGAAACTTTTGAAGAAGCCTACCAACTCATAGACAAGTGGAAGTCTGAAGAGCGTAATATTTATTTCGGTTGTAGTAGATACAACACGGACAGACGTTCTCAGGCTAACGCAGAATACTGTAAGATTTTTTACTTAGATGTAGACTGTGGACCTCTCAAAGAATACAAAAGTCAGGGAGAGGGGGCCGCAGCTCTACGTCAATTCTGCGATGCGGTAGGACTTCCAAAACCAACAATAGTTAGCTCCGGTAATGGGATACATGCTTACTGGGTTCTTGAAAATACTATACATCCGAAAGATTGGAAACCGGTAGCAAGATCTTTGAAAGCGTTGTGTGATACACATAAGTTTCACGCCGACCCCGCAGTAACAGAAGATGAAGGTAGGATACTAAGATTCCCTGACTCGTTTAATTACAAAACCGACCCGCCAAAAGAATGTAAGTTAATTGGTAAATATGCAAAGCCAGTAAACTTTTTCTTTTTCAAAGGTATCGTCGGTGAGAAACAAGCGTTGCCTGAAAAACAAAAAGCAGATGCTTTGACAATGGCGCTTGCGGGAAACAAACAAAGTGTTTTTGAAAATATAAAAACATGTAACCAAATAAATTACATAAAAGAAAATCAAGAGGTAGTAGAGTACCCTCTTTGGAGAGCAGGTTTATCCGTAGCCGCTAACTGCGCCGACAGTGCAGAGGCAATACATGCTATGTCTAGGAACTCTTCTAAATATAGCTACAACGATACTGAAGATGCGGCTAGTAAAATAAAAGGCCCTTATAGATGCGAGACTTTTGAAAGCTTGAATCCTAAAGGTTGTGAAGGTTGCCCACACAAACAAAAAATAACTTCGCCCATACAGTTAGGCGATAAAGTATTAGCAGAAATAGATAATATAGAACAACCCGAAAGTGGTAGCCCACAACTACCAGAGCTACCTTGGCCTTATGTGTTTGCAAAGAACGGTGGTGTATATGCACAGGTAGAAGAGGAAGAGCCTAAATTAATTTATGAACATCAACTGTTTTTAGATAAAAGAATGATAGACCCAGTCGATGGAGAGGTTGCAGTTATAAAACACACCCTTCCTTTAGATGGAGAAAAAGGTTTAGTTATATCTGCTCAAGATGTTTTGTCGGCTGAGGAAGCGAAAAAGAAACTAGCACACAGTGGTGTGATTGGTGGTAAAAAACAAATGACTGAAATTATAAACTATATAATTAGGTCTTTTAAACATTTACAAATGACAAAGAAAGCAGAAATTATGAGATCACAGTTTGGATGGGTAGATAACGATACTAAGTTTATCCTAGGAAGGCAAGAGTTAGATGGTGAAACTACAATGTTTAGCCCGCCATCATCTAGAGTAAAAGAGTTAATAGATTTTGTAGAATCGAGAGGTAGTTTAGAAGCGTGGAAAAATATTGCGGCTATATATGGCGAGCGTGACATGCACGTTCAAGCCTTTGGGTTCTTTACAGGATTCGGCGCACCGCTTCTTAAATTCTTAAACTACAAAGGCGGTATCATAAATCTAGTTAACAACACATCAGGTACAGGAAAGACAACTTCTTTGCGTATGGCGCAGAGCGTATGGGGCGACCCCAACGGATTAGTTATGATTCCTAGAGATACTCTTGCCACTAAGATACATAGGATGGGCATACTCAATAATATGTCGGTGGCTATGGACGAAGTGACGGCTATGCCGGGAGAACAGTTTTCTGACTTAGTATTCTCTATAACACAAGGTAGAGGTGCAGGTAGAATGAAAGCCTCGTCAAATGAAGAAAGAGCAAACTTTACAAAGTGGGCAACTATAGCTATCACAACTTCTAACGCCTCCATGGTAGATAAATTACGTGCTACTAAGAAAACACCTGATGGTGAGTTGATGAGGTTCTTAGAATTTGATGTACCCCCAGAAAGTAAAATGCCGAAAGCTTTTGCTCAAGCAATGTTTGATGATGCGTTATCAGAAAACTACGGACTAGCAGGCCCTATATACATACAACACATTGTGAAGAACAGAAAAGATGTAGTAGATGAGATAAAGAAAGTGCAAGCGTACATAGATAAAAAGGTTGGGTTTACAAGTCGAGAAAGGTTTTGGTCTGCGATTATCGCATGTAACATCGGCGGTGCTAGGATAGCTAAACGTCTAGGTTTGATACCGAAAGAGATAGATATTGGTAAAGTGCTCAAGTGGGTGATAGAGAACATGGACATCATGCGTTCAGAAATAAAAGCTCCGTCTGCTGACCACGCCGCAACCGTTGGTGAGTTTATAAATGAAAACAGAACAAGCATATTAGTCGTTAACAACGACTTAGACAGAAGATCTGGAGCCGAGCATCTACCCATACTGGTGCCAAGAAGTTCAAAATTATGTATCCGTATAGAACCGGATACTCGCAGGATGTATATAGCGGCAAAGCATTTTAAGAAATATTGTGCTGACAATCAGATAACTTTACGGGATGTAATTAATTCTTTGAAAAACGATGGGGTGTATCTATCTTCTTTGAATAAGAGAATAGATAAAGGTTTGGAAACTACTACCCCTGCTGTGGCTTGCTACGAGTTTGATTGTTCCGTGTCAGGGTTTATTGATTTAACAGAATATATAGAAGACTTAAAGAATGAAAATACAAGGAGTGACGTACAAGATTAATTGGAACACGGTAAAGGTGGGGTGGTCCTTCTTTTTACCCTGTACCGACACTAAAGATGCAGAGTCGGTGGTTAAGACAGAGGCTAAAAAGTTTAAATATAAGGTTATTTGTAAGTCCGTAATAGAAGACAAGCTGAGGGGCTTGCGCTTTTGGAGGATTGAGTGATATAATCATCTTGACATGTTTCCTTAGTTTGCCCCCGCCCAGTGCGGGGGTTTTTTTTGTACTCTTCATGGTGAAGTTTTCTGTGACAATTAGAACACAACACTATACACTTTTTTATTTCTTCATAGGCTCTCTTGAACCGACCGTCTTTCACTAAGACGTGGACTTTTATGTTGTCTCTACTTCTCTTTATATGGTGAAAATCTAAGGCTGCAGGGTGGTTTTCTCCACACTGAGTACATGACAAGGTAGCTTTGAACGCTGCCCACTTTTGTTTTTCTATCGCTTTGTGCTTCTTGGCTTTCTCGACGTAGGCTTTTTTGTTTTTTTCATAGTGGGTTTTGCCATGCTTTTGGTACTGCCCTTTACTATCTCTTTTTCGGGCCATATCTCTTCTACCTTCTCAATCATATTCTTTGGGATCACAAGTGTTTGTGCATGATTATCCACCGTCCAGGTTTGACATATCTTGACACCGTGTTCGTTAGAATATATAAACCAACCAATGCTATAAACTAGCGGAAGAGCTATAGGCTCTATATGTGTATTGCCGTCTTTCCACCCAAATTCATGTTCTGCATCACGCCAAGTAACTAGAACCAAAGGCGGTCTAGTTTTTTCTTTCATACCGGATACTATAGGGTATTTATTCATTTCTTTTTCTTCATATCTTCTCTTATTTCTTTTCTAAGCCGCAAACCTTCTTCCTCTTCTTTTGAACCTTTTATATTTTGTGCAGTAAATGGAGGTAAATCTCTAGGATCTAGTCTATCAGTTCTTAAACCAGTTACTGCTTTATATACTTGGATTAACTCAGGATCGCTATCAAATATAAGTTCTCTTAAAATAGGGTCTGTTGTTAGGTCTACATTTTTTACAGTTTCAATAGCAGATAAATCAGATACCCCTTCTTCAAAAGAAGCGCCATACCTTTTAGTGTCTGAAGCACCAATATAACCTACAGCCTTTATAGGGACCTCATATTTTTCTGATATATACTTTTGTAAAACTCCTTCACCTATATGTTCAGAAACTTCAGATACTTTTCCAGGGAGATACTCATGTGTTTTGTCTCCCGCCTCTTGCCGTAATTTATCAAATAAAGGGTCTACCCCCTCAAGTTTTTTTAATGTGCTTTTAAACCCAACACCATTTTTTTCAAAAATATTCCTTGTAAAGCTGTTAATTCTACTGATGGCATCTTCTTCCGATACACCAAAAACATCTTCATAAGTGCCTATAGCAGCATAAGTTCTTGGTTGGCTACTCGCTTTCTGTTTTTGAATAATTAGTTCTTTAAATTGATCTGCTGGAAGTTCTTTTTCTTTCTCTGTTATTTGAGTAAAGTAGGGTTTAGCTTTTTGACCCTCTATATGTTCTTTCTCATGCTGTAAAATAAATTTTTGCGTTTCTCTATCTTGGTCTAAAAATTTATCTGTTAAATACATATCTTGTGCTTTTTTTAATGGCAATCTACTAACTCTCTCCCCACTATTTTTTGTTAACTTTTCTTGTATGGCCTTTTCATACTCTTCGTCTGTTCGATAGGGGACTAAGTGATCTTGTTTAACATAACCAAGAGGACTACCTTTAGGGTCATACTTAAACCCCAAATTAGGGTTAGCTATGGTGGGATCGTAACTACCCTCTTTCATAAGTTTTATTAGTTTATCTCTATCTATTTCTGATACACCTCCTTTTTGGAATCTCTTAACTAAGCCGCCCTTTTTATAGTCTTCTTCATCTGTGTAAAAAGCAGGGTAATCTTCTTCCAATCTACGTCTAAGTTTTCTATTTATATTTACACCGTTGTTTCGTTCTCTTTCTCTCAAAGCATCCATTCTTCTACTCAAAGAGTTTCTTATGTCTCTACCGCTTATACGAAACTCTGGGTATTTATCGTTAAACCTATCTATTTTTTCTTTTATGTCGTCATACATATTATCGTCATCAAAGTGAGTAGCTAAAAACAATGCGCCTAAAAGACGAGTTCTTAAGCCTGTAATTTTAAGCTCACCTGCTTTCATTCTTATTGCAGACTTTTGCTTACGTAATACATTCTCTGGTGCAAAACCAAGTGCTCTGTACAATACATCTACAGCGTCTAAATCACCTTGTATTTCAGTTCCTTTTGTGAGAGATACTGCAGCTTTATCTGCTAGGTAACGTTCTGCTTTTGAAATGTTTGCTGCAAGTATAGGTGCGGCAGCTTCAAATGCGGCTCTTGGATTGTATTCATTCATGTATAAGTTTGCAGCTTTAGCAAAGTTAGCTCCTATTGATACGGTAGGACCTAATAGATTTATTAGTGTAGCCTTGTAAGCATCTTCATAGTTAAGTTGAAGACCGCTATCTCGCATCCATAAATTTGCTAAATCTAAACTAACCCTCTCTGATATACCTATATTTGCTAACTCTCCCGGAGCACCTCTTAACAACATAGCCGCTCCTTTACCGCCTATTGTTTGAGACAATAAACCATTTACATAAGCTTCTCCGTCTTCTATTCTGTCTTCTTCATCATCAAACGCAGCAGAAAATGCTTCTATTGCAAGCATACTAAACGTGTATATAGGTAAGCCCGCTGCACCAGCCATTAAAAATGTTATACCTAACATACCAACTAGCCTTTTTCTTGCCTCTGCTTTTTCAGCTTTGAGTTGCGGATCATCTCCATCCTTAAATGCTGTCATAACGTAAGCATTACGTATCATGTTGTATGTTTGAATCAAAGAGTATTGCTTGAATTGGAAGATGTTTTTAATAAAAGGTTGAGCCAAAACAGGAGGTTTTCCAGCACTTGTAAAATCACCTATAGACATACCTGTTAGATCTTTCGCCTGTTGTATGGCATCTTCAAAAGCATCTTTCTTACCATCTTTTACGTTCTTTTCGTATGCTAATTGAAACGAAGTCATTAACATTATCTCTCTTTGGAACCTCTCAGTGTGATGAAAGAAAGCAGAAATAAAGTCAACTGAAGTTCTGTAACCGCCCACAATACCTCTTGCAACACCCGGCACATCTTGTTCTCTTCCAGCACCTGTAAAGTCATGTGTTAGGGATGCGTTAACATCGTTGTCGTGCATAAATCTTTTATACGCAGTTTTTAGTACAGGTTGCAGTTTAGGATCTACGTCTAATTCATCTATCTTTTTCTCTAGCGTTGGCGCAGTAGTAGAATACTGTACATTTACTGTATTACCTTGTGCATCTTTAGCTTGTTTACTGGACGAGAACCATCTAGACGTTAAGTATTTTGTAGAATACTGCATCATAAGTTTATTGGTTTTACCGAAGCCGAATCTAGCTCCTATATAGGGCATACCTATTGCTGCCATACCTGCAATGTTTATTAAACCAGAGGCAGGAGCAGTTAGTAACCACAAGAAAGTAAACTGAGTTAGTCCGTTAGATATGTTATCTGCTGTTGTGGTTGGTTTTATACCTAATATGTGTGTTGCTCTAGCATCAAGCTCTCTGACTAAGTCTATTTTTAACGTAGATCTGTCTACATTTCTGTCTTGTTTTGCTGCTATATACGCATTGTCTATTTGTGTAAAGAAAGAGTCGGTGTATTTTAATCTTGATCTCTGATACGCAAAACTAATCGCTTGTCCTGAAAATATTCTAGCTATATCTGTGCCAGCTCCAACTATGTTTCTTCTTTCTAAAAAAGCTTTTCTTATGTTATTTTCAGGGAGAGTCATAAATACCAATTGAGTTACAGCATCTTCTATATCGTTTTGTAGTTTATTTAAACTCACACCTTTTATGGGTCTGCCATCGTCTGAAGTACGGGTCTGTTTATCTCTTTCGTCTTGAATATCTGCTATTTGTTCTTCTGTTAAATTAGAGTTTTCAAATTCTTTTTTTCTATTTTGAATTATGCCATCCACTATATCTTTTATATTGTTTCCAACAGACGAAGAAACATCGAAAGAGTTTAAAGCTTTTAGTAATCTATTTCCTACATCATTACCCTCTAAACCATCGGCTGTAAATTTAGCGTCTATACTTAAATTAGGGTCTCCCGCTTCTTGTAACTCTTTTAATCTAGTCTCTAATGCCGCATCTCTATCTGCAGCAGATTCAAAAGTATAAAATTCAACAGGTTGTTTTTTACCTGCTCGTTTAACTTGAAACCAATACTCTCCAAATCTTTTTAATGGGAAATACGGAGCTATTCTCCTAGACTTTTTGCTTTTTAACTTAATAATATTTTTTTCAAGGTCTCTTATATCAGCTAAAGTATCTGCTGCTCTTTGCGCTGACATAGCATTTAAGTTCTTTTCCCTAAAATCTTTTTCTTTTTGTAAATCGTTTTCTTTTATTTTTATGTACTCATCTACATAGTTTACAGTTTCTTCATTTGTTTTATCAAAGTAGGTCTTCTTTATTTGTTCTTCAGATCCAAATTGTATTAATGCTTCTGCTATTTTTATACGTCTTTTTTGTGTATATTCTGGATCATCGTCGTGGTTTACAGTAACCATAGTTCTTTGATATTTTTCTACAAGGTCAAAGACAAACCCATCCGTTTGTTTCTGATAAAATGCCTGTAAAGCTTTGTATATGTTTTTAGCTTTAGGGGGTAGCTTTTCATACGCTTTTCTTAATTCATCATCCTTAGGTAAAGACATAGGATCTTTTTGCCTCATAGTTGCAGAGTTCATTATGATTCCTAAATCTTTTAATATATTGTTGTTGTCTCTACCTTTTGTTTTTTCTTTTCGGAAGTTTTGAATGTCACGCATTATTACGGCAGCTTCATTTATTATTGAGTTCCTATCTGCAACATTAGCCTCACTTATTTTTAAAGCTTGTAGATACTGAACCATTTTAGAACCGCCAAGCAAGTTGTTCGTATCGTTTAACATACGAAGGGTGTATATTCTAAACAGTTTTGCTCTTGCTGCACCTGCCATTTGCATTAAAGCTTTTGGAGTGTACTTACCTATTACCTGCTTCCATTTAGGCCTAGCGTTTTGGTTTATGTTACCGACATTGTTGGGTGTCGTTTGATCAGCGTTGGGTGTTTGAGAATTTTCTATAGATAAATCTTCAAAGCTATCTTCTTCTTTTAAGTCCTTTGTATTTTCAGCTATCGTCTTAGCTTGTTTTATAGTTTCAGGATCTTTTGTAGCATCTTCTTTTACCTCTGCTGTCGGCGCTGTTGGTTGTTTTCCTTCAGGTGTTTCTGATTGCTCTACATACTCAAACATTTTTTCTTGCAACTCTGCAAGCTCGGCAGCTTTTTCTATTCTTTTTATATCTACCGTATCACTGGAGCTTAATTCATCTATACTTGCGCTATCTTGAAGTAATACTGCCTTACCTAAATCAACAACAGAGCGTTCGCTTACAAGTTCTTCAGCTAAAACAAACTCTCTACCTTTACCGTATTTTTTAACGCTAGCTTCTTTTAAGTTTTTATCATCATTAAATATGCGTTTTATGACTGCATCAATTACGTTTTGTCTGCCCTCAGAATTAAGGTCTTTACCTTTTGCTTCTTTAAGAATTTCTAATCTAGCTTTCGCAATATTTCCTAGACGTAAAGCTTTTTCTTTTCTTTTTTCATAAGACAGATTGTTTCTATTTTGTATAGAGTTTTCTATATCTCTGGGTAATACAGACGTCCCTTTAAATTTATCTCTTATTTTTTGCTCTTCTTCTGGAGATACCTTATAACCTCGCATATTAGCAAACATGTCTTCTATTTCTTTAAGACCTAAGAAACCTGTATCTCCAGCACTTGCTTTTCGCCTACCTTTACCTGGCTTTATACTATCGAACTCTTTTGTTAGTTTCTTTTCTTGTTTTACTAAATCTGATTTTGGTATGGTTGTTACTTCTGGTTCTGGTTTTACTTCTGGTTCTGGTTTTACTTCTGGTTCTGTTTTTACTTCTGGTTCTGTTTTTACTTCTGGTTCTGTTTTTACTTCTGGTTCTGGTTTTGCCTCTTCTGTTACTTCTGGTTTTACTTCTGTTGTATTTTTAGGATCAAATATGACAAGCCCGATTTCAGGTGAAGGGTCATTAACTCCATCGAATCCTAGTTTTTGAATAACTTCTTTTATACCTTTGTTATAGTCAGCTATTTGTTTCTTTGAAAACCCTCGTTGCTCAGTTGGAAATACTTCAGGCTGACTCCGTAAAGTGCCTAAAAACCTTCCAAATACTTCATCAGTTAATTGAGGATAAGATTCTCTTAGACTCTTTCTATTTGTTGGATCATTAAAAAAATTTTCCCTAAATTTATTAACCTCATCTGTTCTTAACATTTCTTTGTAGTCGGCTATTTTTAAGTTAGGTTTAACTTTGTACTTAACTACTTCACCATCTTCTTGTCGATCAGCAAAATCTTGAGCTTGTGTTTCACTAGGTGTTAAATATATGCCTTCACCCATGGCTCCAGCGCCAGTACCCTTTTTAGTTTTTTTCGATTGCCCTCTAAAAAACACCTCTCCTTCTTCTTCTACTGTATCGTCGACTCGTCTTTCTGTATCTCCAGGCTTGTCAGGAGTAACCCCAGCAGGTCCCACTCCTCTTCCGACAGGTTCTCCAACTTCTTCGGCACCTTCATCGGTTTTTGTGACGTCAGCACTAGGAACGCCAGACTCAGCTCCTTTGCTGTCAGGTTCATCAGGTTTTGTGGCTGCATCATCTTTTTTCTGTGCCTCCTCTAATCTTTGTTGAGTGCGCTGTGACTCTTCATCTAGAGTATCAGCTTCAGTATCTTCTTTCGGTGTTGCAAACTCTACACCAGCAGCAAGCGCACCTGCAACTATTCCTTCAAGTGTTGTAGCACCTGCAACCCCTCTAAATGTTGGGACATCGAACCCCTCTCTTTGTAACGCTATATTCTCAGAAAGTTGTTCCTGAGCAGCTTGGGCACCTTCCGGCCCTGCCTCTTTTAATATTGCCGATGCGTAGTCTTTTAAACCTCCTTTACTTCCAGATTTTATTAAGGAGTCGCCTAATATTTTTTTAGCTATGGGTCCGGCCAACGCTTTGTCAACACCTGTTATGGCAGCAAGTCCACCAAAAGCACCACCTCCCAATATTAAGTCTAAATTCTGACCACCATACTCTTGCGCTAATCTTGCTCTTTCTTCGGCTTGTCGTTCGGTTGCACCCGCATCTAATAATGCTTGTTTTGTTCCATCATAAATAGTGTCTTTTACTATACCTAAACCTTGGGTCGTACCGACGGCTCCAAGAACTCCGACTGTGGCAGCAGCAGGTGCCCCTGCAACTGTAGAACCAACAGCAGCGACAATACCGGGAGCTGCAGTGCCAAGAGCGTTCGTGACTAAATCTATGGGGGCAACTGTGAAAGCTTTTAGAGCAGCTACAACTTGATCACCGACACCTTTATCCTCGGCATCTTTCATTATTCTAGATATTTCTGCACTATCTTGTTTAGACTGTGCCGACATAAGAGAGGCTAAGTATTCTTCTACGCCCTCTGCTGCTTGAGAAAATTCATTGTCTGCACCTAGCGCATCAGATATAAACTTAATACCGGAAACCACACCTCGACCAAAACTAAGAGGAACGTCTGCAACAGATCTAAGAAAGCTTTGATCTTCAGGATCGGGTATCGGCTCAGTGGGTTGTGCTAAATCTGGTTCGGTTGTTGGAGGTGCCTCTACTTCGTCGGCTATGTATCTAATAGCGTCTTCTTGAGTAGCTCCTTCTGGTGCGTCAACCCTATATTTTTTACCAGTTGGTGAAGTTACTTCGTATATAGGCATTTTAAATTACCCATCAACTTCAGTTACTGAGAACCCTTTATATCTATCAGAAGTAATCGGTTCTTCGAGAGTCCCAATGCCACGTTTTGCTAACTCTCTATTTATAATAGAATCTCTTTCTTTTTCTAACTCTTTTAACCTCTTAGGATCTTTCTCTCTACTCATAGCCACATTTAACGAAATTACTTGTTCATTAGTATTATTTATATCTTCAAGTGCATCAGTTTGCAATTTTTTTTGCCTGTAATCACGAAGTGCTGATGCTGTAAGTCCTGTTGCACCTGCTTTTATTTCAGCAGCTTCTTTTTGCCCTTTCACCTGCATTTTCACACGCTGTAAAGCAGAATTATCAGCTAATACTCTATTTGCAATTTGTGCTCTAGTTGTATTGTAATTCCTGAGATTTGCATCATATGACTTTCTAGCATCGTTAAGGCGTTCTTGAGAAAACTTAGCAATACCCATATCTTGTTGAGACTGCATACGTGCTAACTGATTTTCTTCTTTTCTTAAAGCATTGTGTTGGTCTTTAAGTCTAGTTAATTCTTTTCTCAAAGGTGCTATTGCTTTACCAGCCCCAGCTCCAATATTAACCAAAGCATTTGGATCTTTTCCAGCTAGTATGTTAAGTCCTGCTTCTAAACCAAAGAACGCAAGTGCTTCTTTTTTATCCTTGTCTAATTTTAATCTTTCTTGACCTAATTTTTTAGCTTGATCGCTTAATAGATTTAAATTAACCCCTGCATCTGTAAATAATTTACGAGTATTCTCTACAGAAAAGTCTTCTGGCTTAAAGTCTTCTGGTTTTTGTAACCCTATGCTATCCATTATAGATTGCGTTTTATCTGCCATATCTGCCACGACATCACCCAAACCTTCTACTTCACCTTCAGGCCTACCTAATAGATCTTCATCAGTCGGACCAGATTTAGGTATTTCTCTGGCAGCACGTTGTTCTGCAAAGTATTGTTCAGCCTGAGCCTCTTGTAAACCTGACGGCTTTTCCCCTTCTTCAGGTAGCATACCTCGTCTTTCTCCTTCTGCTAAATAATCTCTAACAGCCGCTCTTTCTGGATATTCTCCTTCTTTTATGTCCGTATAACCTTCTGGGTATATAACCTTGCCTGTTTTTTCATCATATATAGGTTCAGCTTTTACTTCAGTAGAGGCACCTAGCAATCTTGCATTAGCTAGTGGGTTATTATCTTCTATTCGGCCTACTGGATTAATGGCGTCATCTAAAGGGCGATCATTAGGGTCAGCAGGTAAAGTCCTTGCGCCATCCAAAAGAGTTTGTGTTCCCGGATACGTCCTTAACCCTTGTTTTACTAAAGCATCAACAAACCCAAATACTGGTGCATTTGAAGGCCCAGCTAGGCCTAGTAACCTATTTCTTTCAGCTTCAGCTAATCTTTTTTGACGTACTAACGAACCATCTTCTCCACTAAACGCAACGATACCACCACTTGCTTTAGCAAACATATCCGGTCTCATTGGAGCCGAGGCAATACCGACGTTTGATCTATCCATAGGAACAGCTTCTCTAGATGCGTTTTGCGCCATAACTTTTTCAAAAACTGTGCTCGGTGGAGGACCTCCCATTTGTTGTTGCTGTGCCATTTGTTGTGCTACTGCTCTAATTTGAGCAGCCGCTTGTGCGTTCTCATTTTTTTTGTTCATTATGGGTAGCACGTCTTCTTTAGGAATCTGTCCTTTCTGCGCCATCTGCATAATCAACGCTTGAGGTAAACTGGCTAATCTATCTATATCAGACAATACAGAATTATCGTCGGGCCTATCCTTACCTTGTAGACCATCCATTGCACTTAGTATACCTATTGACATTTCTTAACCCCCTAATAATTTAGCTAAACTTAGACCTGTAATACCAAGACCTGTTAATTGTGATGCAAAGCTTGGTGGAGGTGTAGCAGTTGTTTGTGTTGAGCTTGTTGTCGGTACACCACGCAAGATGTTTGCAAGGTTACCTAGTTGCTGTTGTCCAAACTCGTCTCTACGTCTTTGAAATGCGCCCTCTGCGCTTAGACCTTCTTGCATTATAGCTCTTTCTAAGTCTCCAAACGCACCGAGTGTTTTGAGTCGGTCTAGTTCTGCTGCTTGTTGTTGAACTCCTAATGCTCCTTGTTGTTGTCCTAGTGTGCCTAGTCCTTGAGCTGCTGTCATTTGTGCGGCACGGTCTCTCTCAAACTGTTGTTGAGCATTTAAGAACGCATCTTGTAAACCTTTTGTTTGTATATCACCAAGTTGTGTCCTAAGTCCTGATTCTCTAGCTCCTGTTAAAAGAGCTTGTCTTGCGCCACCGTACGTGCCTTGTCTAGCTGACGCTAAGTTAGCATCTAACTGAGCTTTTTTTGCAGCATCAATTGCTTTTCTTTGCGCTATATCTACAACACCTTGTTGATACGGTGACATATAAGCTTGAGCTGCCGCTGAATCAAATCTTCCGGGTGCTGCTAATAACCCTCTTATGCCCTCTTCCTGAGCTTGTTGACCAATAGTAAATGCGTCTGGTGCTGCTAGGTTTTGTATTTGCCTACCAAGTTCTTCCTGTGAGAATGACATTGGAGCCACGCCACCAAGCCCCATAAGAGATTGCGCTCCTGCCCCGTATACGTCATCGAACCCTTTACTAAATAGTTCTTGGGCTTTTGGCATTATGCCTGTTATACCCGCATCGGGATCGCCTACAAAATAAGGTTCTAATACCTCAGGTATTTCACTCGTTACTTGGGTTACTTGTTGTACCATATCTCTTCCTTACGCTGGTAATGTTTTATTTACATTTACTTCAGGCGGTTGTTTTGTTGTTCCATGACGTGCCTGTCTAATTCTATCCATCATGGAGTATAATCTTTCAGCTCCTGCATTTGAGGAACCGTTACCAAGGTCTGCCACTACATCGGCAGGGACTACAAATTCTCCATCAGCTAATCTTGCTTCTTGCATACCGCCTATGTTGGCTCGTATTGAATCACTCATACCATCACCCATACCATCTAAATATCTAGCAGGAAGTGACGACACACCACCTTCGTTATAACCAAATGGGTTTCTTTTTATAGCTTCTAAAGCTAGTCTACGTTTTCTTTCTTTTTCTGCTGCATCTGCCGCTGTTAAAGCTTTGTATTCTGCTTGTTGTTTAGCATACTCATCGCCAGCTTTTGTAGCTGTTATACCTCCAACAGTTGTTAGAGTAGGAGCAATTAATTTTCCGCTTTCAACATTTCCTGAAGCAATATTACTAAATGTGTCACCAATCCTTTGTCCTGTGCCAACAGCCTCTGCTTTTAATCTATCTATTCCAGTTAGACTTGGATCAACAGCAGCGGGATTTACTGCCGCAGAGTTTGTGGCAACAATTCCTTGTCCTGCTGGAACTCCTGCACGTCCTACATCTGCAGCTTTAGGAACAAAATAACTACTAGAGTCAGTAGCAGCACCCGATACTGGATCAAAGGCACTTTGTGGACCAGCTTGAGCTGTTTGAACGCCTCCACCACCTTCTGGACCAACAGGAGTACCTGCTGCTTGCGCTAGTTTACCAATACCATAAGTTGTAAGACCACTTGTTAACGCACGTTTTAAATCAAACTTACCGTCTCTAAAACCACCAACACCCCCTGCAATTAAGGATTGCATTGGCAAGGTAAGAGCTTGAAATCCCGGTATAAATGGTAATATAAACGGAGCTATTTTAGTTATTCCTTTTAATGCTCTACCTATACCTTTAAACAAACCTCCAAGAAACAAACGAGGTATACCATTTTCATCTACCACACCACCACGTCTATACCCTAAACTAGCAAGACCACCTGCTCTTTTACCCTCTGCCTCTTCAGCCGCTACTTCTGCTCTTAAATCTGCTTTAAATTGTTCACCAAACAAATCGCCAAGTTGTGTAAAAGTATCTTTAGGTAGTTCTTGCTGTTCAGTTTGAATAGAAAAAGGCGATGTAAACTGAGGATTTGCGAAAGCACTTGCCATAGTACCACCTATTAACGCACCTGCATCATCTCGTGGTTTTAATCTGTCAATACCTACTGTGTCAAGAGTTTTATTAAATTTTGAAAAGTCTAAAGCAGGTGTGGTTGGTATATTACCCGCCGCATCTCGTCTTACAGTTGAAGGTAGGCCTAGTTGCCTATCAAATCTTTCTAGCTGCTCTGGTCTTAATCTTCTTGTTAAATCAGCTCTTTCTTGAGGGTTAAGCCCACCACCAAACTCGTTAAAATAAAAATTATAATCATTTGTTGTAGGTTTCCTGCCCACAACATCTGTGAAAATTCTTTCTAGTCCTTGACTCCCAAAAAACGGAACCTCATTTGGTCCTGCCACTGCAGAAGGTGTATCAGTTGTGGTTAAATCTTTCGCTACATCTACAGCGGGATCTAGCAAGTTACTGCCCACTGGGTCTTCTGATCGGGGAAGTATATTTTCGCCATAACCTGCTCTACCCATGTCAATCAATAAATCGTCTATATTTACTACGCCATCATTATTAACATCTTGAATGTCTGGCAACCCTTGTTGGACCATATCTAAAAAACCTGCTCTCTGATCTAATGTTAAATCATCTCCCCCTTGTTTATAAATTAAGGCTTCCGGCGATGATGATAATTCTTTTCTAACATCAGCTTCACTCATTCCCAAGTATCTGGCAGCTACCGCATCTCCGTCTGTAAATGGTCTCCCTAGTATTTCTTTATATAACGCATCTAATCCAGAAGTAGTTAAATTACCAGAATTATTAGGTGTATCAGTTGTGGTGAAATCTTTCGCTACATCTACAGCGGGATCTAGCAAGTTACTGCCCACTGGGCCTTCTTCCTCGTCATCTGGCGGATCAAACAAACTTGAACCGAATCCAACTCTACTATACTCATTAAGTGTGCGCTCTTCTCCCGTGGCTACATTAGTAACTGTTGGATCTTTAGGTTGCGCTCCTGCTCCTCCAGTTGCCCCAGGAGTAAAGATAATTTGTTTATAATCATAATTATTAGGCACGTCAATATCTGTTATTTGCGCTCCTGCAGCACCAAATCTAGTATCAACATTATTTACTATATCTCCCGGAACAAAATAAGAAGTATTATTTTCTTTTATTATGTACCCCGTACCTTGTCTTTGTACATTTTTAAATGTAGCCATACCACTAGCTCCTGTTTTTGTTGTTTCTTTTGGTGTTACTGCTGGTTCTTTTTACCTTACCAAAGACCTGCCAACCCCCAAGGTAGAGAGGTAGGGTGGTGATGCCACCAAGGAGGTTGTTATCGCAGGTTAAAACTATATTCATGATATTGTCACCGTTACTGATCCTAAACCTGTTATTCCTAAACTCCCCTCTACCGCCGCATCACCGGGCAATAATATCTTAACATCTCTACCTTTTCTATATAAGCTATAGTTAGGAAATCCTACTGGGTTCTCTGTTAAATCAGTTAATACAAGTCCGTCTACATGTAGCGGATTCTGTGAATCCAACTGTCTAAAATATGTTTGAAGAACTTTTATTAACTGATTGAAATACTGCTGGTCGTACTCGTTTTGAGGCAAAGGCAACGGCGGAGACCGAAAGTTTCTCATCGCCATTATCTTCTCCCATCAGGTCTACCATCTAATCTTGGAGAGCCTAACTTCCACATTGTACCTAAAGTGTCAGATGTTATTTTAAAACCTATCTGTCTTGCCCTTGCTCTTAAATATACTTGATCGGTGTAGACACCTACAGATGTTTCAATAACATTCCTATCATCTTCTACTCGATATACACTACCGGGGAAGTCTCTAGGTTTTACAGTCATTTTAACACGAGGTTCTGCTGCATTGGAACCCGTAAAATCTACATCAGGTATTATTCTTTTAACTAAAGTAAACTTCTCTCCATCACCTATATCAAAGTCAGAGCTTGTAATAAACGACTCCATAGCAGAACCGTCTGCATCCATACCATTTTCATGGTCAAATAAAGTGTTTTCCCCCACAGCTTGTGGAAATTGTCTTAAATTAGCGTCTAACCAAGCAGATCGGTTTAGCTTTCCATAAAACCACAAGTTATCTTTGTAATTATAAGTTACGTAAGAGTCATTTATCTCACTATCTTTAGAAGGGTAAAACCACCACACTTCATTGTGAGATTCTACAGTTCCTGCATACACATATTGCAAAGCATCAAAATTTAAATCATCAAATACGTGATCTCTCAAAGTACACGGTAACGTATCTACACGTCCGTTATATAAATAAAACTTATCTGTACCCATCCAAAACAACACATTACTCGCTGCTGCTATACAACGTGGGCTAGATATAGATATGTTAGTTTCTAATTCTTGTAAACTGAATACTTCGGTAGTACCTAAAAACTGTAGTGAATGAACGGACATATCTGTAAACACTAATGTTTCTTGTCTTGTTCTAAACGCAGCTACAATTCTTGAACCGCTACTAACTCTTATAAAACCTGCACTGTTAGTGGTAGTTGGTTTAAAATTTTCAGGGTCATCTTGGTTTGCAAAACGTATTAATAAAGGATCAAATGTGCCTGTGTCTTCTGTAGTATCTAAGCCTGAAAACGGAGTTGCTCCAAAAGCTAATAAATGCCTATCTGTTTGAGACACCATAATCTGCCCTACCTCGGCAGGAACATTCGCAGCCCCTGATCTCGTAGATAATTTAACAGCTCTAGTCCCAAGAGAAGAGCCGGGATCAGATGACAAACCTCTAGGCCAGTAAAATATAGCTCCTTTGCCGCCTACATTGACGTTCATGACTAAGTCATTATCAAAGTTATCAAAGAACCAAACAGTCAATGGTAATAATATTGGTTGTAACGTGCCGGACCCCCAACCTAATCTACCCCATGTACCTACACCCCAACCATAACCATAAGTAATAGTTCCATTTCCTATTGGTATTTCATACGAACCTATAGCGCTAGAGCCACCATCTCCTGTATCAGAAGCATTAGCAGTCACCGCTGCGGATATGCTGTAGTTGTTAGCATCTATTTCTGTTATTTCGTAGTTCTGGTTTAATACGTCAGCCGTTATGTTTCCACCTAAAGAGGATGCTCCAGAGAAAGTTACAAAGTCTCCTGTGCTTGTCGCATGTGCTGTGGCTTCTATGTTTATAACCGCAGAACCGTTTGTAGCAGAAAACTCATGAACTGCTAGAGTTGGATTAGAAGAACGCAAAGGTGTCACATCATTTAAGTTTGTACCAACTTCTATATACACTTTAGAATTTGTGCCTATAGCCAAAAAATTATCTTCGAAAGATGTTATCCACCCAAACAAAGCTCTACAAGTTCCTAGTATAGAAGACGGTGCGTACGTAGCCCACCCATTTAATTTTTCAGGGTAACCATTTAAAAACCGTACCTTATCACATTCAAACCAACCGCCCTCATTAGAGTAGTTAGTTACATCTCTATTTATACCGGGCCTAAATTGTAATTTTTGTAAAGTCATTTTAATAAGACCAGATTGTTGGTCTTGGTCTTTCTGGTGAATTTTTTAACGTATCTAAGTGTATAAATCTGCCTGAACCTTTTTGTTGTATACCTATACCTGTAAATCCTTTTGTCAAAGCAAGAGATAATAAATCAAAAGCGTCTTCTCTTGATACAGCTATATCCGCAGCTTGTCCTGTTGTATGCGCCCCTGGAGTTTTTTTCTTAGCTTCAATAGGATGAGTAACATCCCTAAACCCGGAAGTTATTGTCATAGGCTTTCCAAAAGCCAGACGCAGATCATTTAACTTATCTATAAACTCTGGGTTCATATCACACTTACCTGTGTGCGAGCATTTAAATTCATACTGTGAAAAATACGTGCTTGTGTTCCAATCCATCATTTGTTCATTAACCCTTTTATTTCTTCTGTTTTATCTTTGCTACCCACTGAACTCCCAAAATAATATGAACACACCAATCCCACCAACGTTGTTAGATTACCTAGTAAAAAAATTAAGATATCTTTATTAGCAGGTGTGACTTCCAAGAATAATATAACAGCAAACAAAGCAAAGGCCAGGCCCACAATACCGAGTGCGAGTAGACTGGTGATGATTTTGTTTAACCAAGGGCTATGTTCGCTAGTAGAGATAGCCATTTCACGTTTTCTAGCACTATCTTTATCAGCAAACTCAGCTTCCATCTTTTTAAGGCTTCCGTCTTGCTCCATTTGTTTTAGTTGTTGAAGAGCTTTTGCCTGTGCCTGTTTGTCTGGTATTAACCGCTCTACAAGCTTCTCACCTATTGGTAATAACCCTGATATTAAATTAAGCACTTGTCTTTTCCTTTTCTACTTTATAAAACAACTTTTCTATTTTACAGCCTTTATCTGTTTTTGGTTCAAACCAGTTGAACCCTCTTTTTGTATTAGCGCACCAATAAGTGCATAAACTTCTTTCAACCCACTGTAGCTTACAATAGTATTGATTTACATGTGGAACTAAGGTAGCTACCCAAAACGCTACGCTAATCACTTGTATGCCTTATAATTTTTTGCTTTATTCACTGCCTCACTCATAACTTTAACTATTTCTTTTTTTGTGACTATTACATTAGGGTCAGGCACGTATTTAAATTTTATGTATTCACCATGATGTGACCAACTTGTTCTTGTATAATTTTTCACTTACCCGCCTCCACAATTGCTGTCCATAAAAAATGCGATAACCATATTAAAATTAATACAAGGGTTCCAATTGCCACTCCCATCTTGGTGTTATATAAAAAAGCTTTCCGCCTTCGCATCTGATTGTATATTTGGGTCTTGCGTTTGGCCTTAATGTCACGGCGTATGCGGATGAAGGCACGATATCCATATGGGCCATCCATGCCCAGATGGTGCAATTTTCCCCATGTAAATTCATGCTTGATTGCGTCTTCCATCTCTTTAATTTTCTTTTTTGCGATAAGTTCATCAAATGCCTCTGCGGTTTCGCTTTTATCCCATGTCAGTTTTTGCCATAAAGTAGGTTTCTTGAACTTCCTTTCTTGCCCCATCCATTCTTGTAAATCAGAAACATGCCCACTCCAAGTCGATAATTGGCTAAAAATATCTTCTAGGTCTCTCCCTACTTGAATGGCTTTTTTGACACCATTGAATGCTAAATTTGCTGCACTCAGTGCAGTGATGGGATCTATCATCTATCATTCACTCTATTCCCCACCCTTTTTTAAATCCATGTTTGGTTGTCTTCATCCCACGTATAATATTTACCATCTGTAGGCATCGCAGATGGTGCTTGCCAGTTTGCAGTATCATCTAATGTCCAACTTGGAAAAGGTTGTGGTCTGACAAAAGCATCAATGTCTGGTTTATAAATAAAACCAACACCTGCATAGTTTTTTCTATGTATTCTTTCTCGGCTTCCTGATTTACGTTCTTTCCAAGTTTGTTTATATGTATCAGAAGTGCCAAATACGTTATTTAAAAAGTTTATTCCAGCCGTTTCGGATGCGCTCCCGTCTGAATCTAAACAATTGTCGTGAGCAACAACATGAACGGCGGTTACAGTATTGTTTGAATCTAATTTTGCAAAATAATATTTCATAATTAACCTGTACTTGTTGTATATTTAATAATTACGACACCATCCCCACCATCACCTCCTGCTCCGATTGGGCTAGTTCCACCTGCTCCACCACCGCCACCACCGCCTAAACCATCGGTCCCGTCAGCTCCGTCTTCTGAGCCAGATGAATCAAAACCTGCTCTACCGCCACCACCGTCACCACCTGCGGCAACAACTCCTGAAGTAGATCCTGGCTGATCTTCACCACCTCCGCCACCACCACCATAAGCAAGAGCAACCCCAGTAATATCTGCGGTATATCCGTGACCACCTTTTGCAACAGTGTTATCCGTTCCAGAATCTCTTCCGTCTCCTCCTACTTGACCAGCACCGCCCCCCCCTCCAGCACCAGCAGTACCACCGCCAGAAGCTCCATTACCATCACCTCCGGCAAAGCCGTGACCAACCACAATGTTAATTCGATTAGTATCTTGAGCAGATTGGTTTGTACCACCACCTGCTTTACCGCCTGCTCCAGCACCGCCACCGCCTCCACAGCCACCATCTTTACCTATTTCAGTATTAAAACCTCTACCGCCCTCACCTCCGCCACTAGCCACGACTAAATCAGGAAAACCAGATTTTGTAAATGAGGTGTTAAATCCTCCTGTAGCAGTAGCACCTGTAAAACCATTACCACCACCTGTACCTCCTGTGCCTACAGTTACGGTGTATGTTTCTCCTGCGGTTACTTGTAGTGAGTTTCCTGCTGAATAAAAAACAACGCCTCCTGCTCCGCCGCCGCCACCTCGAACTCCACTGCCTCCCGCTCCACCACCTACCATCAATAATTCAATTGTTGATACGTCTGAAGGAACAGTAAATGTACCTGTGGAATTAAAAGTTTCTACGACAGTTCCAACTTCTCCACTTGTGAAATTAGTCATTAAAAGTTGATGGCTACCAATCATTGTTTATAATCCTTACGAAACATTTCCAGTTAAAATTACATGCCCTGCACTAACAAAAAACACTGAAGCAATACCATTTGCACCTATGGCCGCAGTAGCCGTTGCAGATACACTCCCGGCAACAAACATTCCGTTAGTAATAGCACTACTTACAGTTGCTGTTTTTGCATCTAATGAAACGATGCTAATAATATCTCCTTCAGCAAAGGTTGTTGCAGGAATTGTAAAGTTTGCCGCAGAAGAATTGTATAAAACGTGATTACCAACATCACCGACTGCTAATGTGTATGCTCCGGCTTTTGTGCTCCCCGATTTCGGTATGTCTCTTAAATCACCGTCTTGGTCTGATACAGTGTTTCCAATCGTAGCAGAGCTAGTTACAACAAACGCACCGCCTACAGAACCTTTGCCTGATACATCTAACGTACCGTTAGCGGATAGATTAGTAACATCTGTATCACCTGTAACAGTTAACTGTGTTATTTCTGCGGTATTTAAACTTGTAATCGCATCTACCACTCCAGATCCCGTGCTATATACTATTGCTGATCTACCATTAGGTACAGTTACTTGCGCTCCTGAAGAGTTTTTTATTCCTACATCAGTGGCTAAAGTATTATTAATTATGTAGTTTTTTTCTATATCAGGAACGGTTAAAGTTATCCCTGCCGATCCTGTACCAGTTAAGTTAAGGCGTAAATGCCTAAATGATTGAGAGGCATTATCGTTGTTAAAAGGCAACGTAAGACTATCCTGAGAAAAAGCTACATCTGCCGATTCGCAAATAGCTTCTTCTATCGCAGTGCCTAAGTTTGTGTTTGTAACGTCACCCCATTGGCCTGAATTATCTCCAGTTCCCATGAGTTGTATTTTTAAATTTGAATATGATGAAGCCATTTTATTCTCCTATGCTGCTTCTTTAATTTCTTGCCAATTAGGGATCTGATCCGTATTAACCTTACCCCATACTAAATTATTTCCTATACTTCCTATTGCCGAAAGCCCTGTTACGTTTATGTTAGCGTTTATAATCGTTGATATAACACCTATGTTAGAACTTCCGCTAATGCCTGTTACATCTATCCTGTTAACTAATCTAACACCAAGTGAACCTAAATTACCACTTAAATTAAATCCGGTAACACTTATATTATTATTACTTCTTACTTCTTCGTCACCTAAAAATTTAACTCCAGCTACACCAAATATACCGTTAACATTTGCATCCGCACTGGTAGATGTAGAGCCAACGGCTCCAACCATACTCATATCGGGTAACTGAGTAGCCTCGTTCCAAGCACCAAAACCCCACGAACTTCTACCCCATCCTCCTTGAGTTGCTACTCTACCCACCGTGACTATTTCTGGTTTTTCAATCCCAGCAGACCCTACACTACCTGAAGCGGGAACACCTGTTACCTCAACTGAAACTACAGATACTCCGCCCCATCCAAAGTCTGAGGTTCCCCAAGTATTCTGACCCCAGCCGTTTGACATTGTTAGGCTATCCTAATAATTGCTTGTGCGCTATCGTTATTCGGAAATATAATACTAAAGTCTCCCGCAGTTGATGTTTTAGTCCCACCAAAGTCAAGTACACACACAGCAGGATTAGTTAAAGAAGCTCCAGTATTTGAATTTGTAGAAGGTGAACTATTGTAGATTAAACATCCTGCCGCATTTATAGTAACACTAGTAAATGTTAAGTCAGAAAAATCAACAAACCCAGATGACGTTCCAGTAGTCACACCCAAATTTACAAGAGCAGACCCACCAGATGTAGTTCCAGTAGATTCGCTATCAGTTGTAAAAGACGTGGTTCCAGCGCTTAAAGTAGCCGCTGCAGAATACAACGCTAGTTTAAAAACGTCTGATGAAGCAGATGCATCAGGTCTAAAATCGTGAACACCTAGTAATACTTCTGCTTTAAAAGATGTACACATCGCTTGTGTAATAGCCATTTTTTACTCCTCTAATAATTTAATTAATTCAGGATAACCCATTTCTTTAAACCTGTGAGCTAAGGTTGTGTTATGGCTCCTGATCATTTCTTTCATATACAAAACTAAAACTTTTCGTATATCTTCTTTAAAAGCTTTAGCTTGCATTCTAACTGCAGGGTGTGAATCACTACCAACAGCTATTATCTTATTTAATGCTCTTTCAGCGACCTCTTCTGCGTTAAAACCTCTATTAGAAGTTGTCATAACTTTTACTCCACCACCTAACAATACTGATGTGCTATTACCAATCATTGTACCCCCAACCTTATTTGTTTAGTTCTATACATATCCTGACGATTCTTACCTTCACTAAGCATTTTAAGCCCAGCTAAAGATTCATTATACCTCTGCACATAACTTTGATAGCTATCTGCTTCACCTTTCATAAATATGTGAGCTTCTATTAATGCTCCATACAACAATACAGAATCGTAGTTATCACCCAACCAAGAAGTATTTGCAGTGACAATGGACTCTGGATAATAAAAATAATGAAGTTCTGATGTATAATCTTGATCTGGAGTTGGACCTAAAATATATGAATTGTTATCAAACAAAGCATAATGTGTAGGTTGTCCAGTAGATGTTGGGTTAGGAAAAGCCTCACGAATAAAATTAACATCTTTGTTTAATAAATAACTATAGTCACCAGAAGAATCAATAATCGCTAAAGAAAAGTTAGCAAGCCAATCTGTTGGGACTGTAAGATACTGATTACCTGTGGTCATACCTCCTGTTACATTTTTTCTAAGATCTAGTATCTGAACTGAATTATGTATTTTCTGTTCAGCTTGTTTTATGAACGTATTTATTTGCTCTGTGCTTGTGAGGGTAATAGTATTTCCACCGCTATCTGTGAAAGAAGTATCAGGAAAGTCATTTTCACAATAACCTTTTATAGTTTCAAATAATTGACTATAGTTCATTATCCAAGTTTCTTAGAAGAGTTTGTGCCTTTTGTAGCAGCGCCCGTACCTCTTGTTTTAACTGTTTGAGTGTTTGCTACATTGTTAGGATACCCATCTTGTTTTGGCACAGGCATATCCATAGGTTGTTTAAATTTTCCGGTATCTTTCATAAGTTCTCCTAGTTTGTAGTTACCGTAACAGTTCCTACACTTGTAGTTATTTTTAAATTATCTATTAGATCCAAATTAAAAGGATTACTAAAACCTACAGGGTCAAACCCATACTGATAACTTCTAGAATCTGATTCTGCAAATCGTGTTAAATCTGGTCGTGGGTTCCTCAGAGCTTGAGGGTCGTTTACAGGAAACATGCCGAGTTGTAATTGTGGCTGATCCTGCTCAAAGCACTCTGGGCATACCAGAATATTAACATTTTTTGTCTTAATTGTAAGCTGTTTTAATTCTTTTAATTTATACCTAAAACCACATCTATCGCACTCTGCGATAGCTCTTTTGCCTTTTGCGTAGTTAGATCCCATATCAGTATAAAAACTCTCTCGGAGCTAACCGTAACGGAGCCTTCTCTCTATCTTCACTAGAAGCTATCATCCACTGCTCTTCATAGTCTTGTTTTAACATCTGTATTCTGTCAGTTGCCTCTGGTATTTTTAAGGAAAGATAATACGCTAATCCTGATACCAAGCAAGGCAACATTCTAAACGGTATATCCGGTGTATTCACACCATTACCTGCATCCTGTATTCTTCTCATTCTAAAGTACACAAGAGTATAGAAATTACTCTGATCTGGAGTCGGCCATACTTTTACTTGAGGAGTTTGAACAACACCGGAAGAATCTGTAGCCCCAGACTTTCTATCAATAAATATTTGTATGGGTCGGCCTGTCGCATTTTTATTCGGTATTGTTGCGTATGTGCTAACTGATATACGGCTAATTGTTAGGTCTTGTTGATTTGAGCCTGAACCTGTTCTTACCTGATGCTCTAATAAATCTATAGTGTCTACAGGTAGGTCATATGTAATAGTGCCTTGGGTTAAAGGTATAGTGCCCTCTTCTATAGTCCACAAATTTATGCCTCGGTTAGCCCAGTCAATAGTTAATAAATTTAAAGAACGTCTGGCTGTTTTAAGGTCATAGCCAGTACGCATCTCGGTTCCGCATCGTGAAAATGCTTCTTCCGCTAATTCATTAAGGTCTAAATTAAAACTTGTTGTGTCTGTAGTAGCCATTATTTCTTTGCTTTCACGCTATTTATATATTTTCTGTAAACGCCAGCAGCATCTTTTTTTCCCATAACTCTGGCTCTTTGTTCCATAGCGATAGCAGCTTGTATCTTATGTGCCTTTGATCTACCACTATTTCTAATCTTACTTACACTTTTTACTGCGTCATCTCGTGTGGCAAACTTTAATCCCTTTATTGTACCCTTGGGGTTCTCATCCGTATATAAATCAGAATGTTTCTTAGACCTTGCGGGTTGACCTGGTTTTCTTGGTATTCTTGGATTTGATTTCCGCACGTTTTTTTCTTCCTTGGCAATGCGCCCTTTGACTAAACCCTTTTGGATTTTTACAGTCAATAGAGCGCTTATACTTTTTACTCCACACTACTTATCTTTTTTAGAGAATATATCTTCCCACCACTTTATGCTTGTTTCGCAGTGTTCTACTACTGCTTTAGCAGCACGAGCGTTAAAGTCTATAGCGCTTTTGGTTTGCTCAACACCATACTTCCGAGCTTGTTGAAATGTATTAATAATGGCTTCCATTACTTTTTTCCTTTCTTCTTTAAAATAGTTTTTACATTTGTGGGTTTACCCCCAGGATTACCTGCTGCTCGTTTTCTCTGAACAGCAGATTTACGTTGTGCTGCAGTCATAGATTTAGCTTTTGCTCTTGGTACACATTTAGGATAGGATCTTTTACTGTCTTTAGCAGACTTTCGTCCACAAGCTTGGTATTTACCTTTTTTCTTAGGCGCACCGATATCAACCCAGTCACCTTTTTTACCTTTACCAAACCATTCTTTAAGAGACATTAGTTAAAAAATCTTTCTGCTTTTGTTTTAGCTTCATCAAATGTGTTAAAAATATACTCTCTTGTTCCTTTACTTTTTACCCAATCTTTTAAGTTATAAAAAGAACAATAAAGCCTGTATGTTCCACCAAACTTGTACAACAAAATTTTGTTTCCATCATAGCTATAATTTTTTAAAACAAACATCATGCGTAACCTCCTCCTCTTTTCTTGTACTCACGGACTAAATAAGCATTAGCGTAAGCGCTTGGATATACCTTGAATTTACGCTTTGTCTCCGCTTTTACACGAGCATATAAAGATGGATTCGTAGGTTTAGAACCTGCTTTTTTCTTAGTAGTTTTTTTCTTTTTAACAGCCATTATGCCCTCGTCTTTCCTCTTTTAGCTATACCATCACGCTTTTTAGCAACTTTTCTGGTAGTGGTTTTCTTTGCAGCAGTCTTTTTTGCGACAGTCTTTTTGCCACCAGCAACGCCGCCTTTAGACATACCTTTAGCCATTTTCTTTTTATTTATTTCATCTATGGCGCCCCCAATAGAGTAACCTTTAGAAGCCATACCGCCGCCACGCATTTTAACTGCTCCACCTTTAGCCATTACTGCTCCGCCTTTAGCCATTCCTTTAGCCGTCATACCACCGCCACGCATTTTCTTTAAATCTCCCGCTCCCTTACCATCCATAGCGAAACTTGGAACCATCTTACCCGTTTTTGGGTCTCTACTCATCGGCATTTTAGCCATCTTCATCTCCTTTGTATAAATTGTTGAATGTTACTTCTGGGTCCATGTACGAGTCATCCTGCTCAGCGCAGTGTGTATGTTGGCTTGGTCTAAAATCAGGTGCGCCTTCACCTGTGACCCAAAGAGCAGGGCTTGTAACTCTGACTCTGTTATTAGGTAATGCAACCATGTTGCCCTTCCAAGGTCCGTCTGTCAACACCATAACGTGACTCTGCTTGTGCTGGGCTGGACAGTCTGCGATTTCGCTTTCGGTGTAATCCACAGTGAAGAGATATCTCGATGTATGAAACTCCCCGGCGATCTTACATAACCATGGGCTAGGCTTACACCTGTCAAAGGACACAATGGAGTGGTGGTGTGATGGGCAGTCCCACGGCTGTGCGAGGTGGGTTTCCATTCTTTCAGGCCACTCATCCATTGGGATGTCCCCACATAAGGCTGTGATAGGCATCCTTGCCCACATGGCCCCTCCGTGCGGATTACTCTCGCCTTCCTCTTCTTCACATCCTGTAAATATAATTTGGAAGCTGAGACATCTGTCTGGCATTGTCGTGACAGCAACCGCCAGTCCGTGTATAAACTCTCCGTGATATTTTTGATGCCCATGTGTAAACTCTTTCCTAATCCAAACCTTTGTATATGGAATGTTACTAATTAAATACGCCACCCTACACCTCCTTTTTAAATCATGCGCCCTTTTGTTTTACCCTTTCTAGCTATACCATCACCTCTAAATTTTCTGGTTGTTTTTTTCTTAGCAGTTTTCTTTTTCTTAGCTTCTACTTTACCTCCGGCTTTCATTTCCTCAACCTCTTTATCTCTTTCTGCTATGTATTTATCTAGAGTTTTTTTGTTGTGCATTCTGGGAAAACCACCCTTTTTTTGTTGTAATCTGTCTAACTCCAAATAATATTTTCTGTTTTTTTGGAAAAACGGTCGTTTTTCACTATCTTTTTCTTTAAGTTTTTCTATCCTAGCATCAACGTCTTCTGCTTTTCCAGATTGTGTTCCTGTTTGACCTTTTACTTTTTTAGCCATTATACGAACCTCCCTTTTGTTTTACCCTTTCTAGCTATACCATCAGCTCTTTTAGAAGCTTTATTAGTTCTTTTCATTTTAGTTTTAACTACACCGCCTTTTTTCATAAATAAAGGATTACCACCTTTCTTTTTTTTCTCAGTTTTAACATTTGTAGTGCCTTTAACTTTGTCTGATTTAGACGTATCTGATCTAGTTGACTTTGTACTAGGCATAGAAATATTTTTTTTAACTTTTGGTGGTTTAGGAGCATCTTGATAACTAGATGAAGCTTTTGAATAATCAGATGAAGCACCTATATTTTTATCTTTTCTTTCAGCCTCTACTTCGTCTCTAGTTTTAGTAGAATACATCTTGCCTTTATATGGAAAAGGATTAATACCTTCTGCTTTAAATTTGTTAAAAGCTTCACCAAAAGACTTATCATCCATATGAAATTTACCAAAACCACCACTAATTCTTTTTTTCTTAGCCATTACTTTCCCCAAAAAATTTGTTGTACTGCAATAATAAAAGCAGTCACGGCACTACCCGCACCTGCTGCCCACATCAATGTTTTCCAACCACCCTTAGCCTCTGATAATACAGCGTGAATTTCAACTAAAGACTTTTTAATTTCCTCTATATCAGCTTTCATGTCATCCATGTCTTGCTGCATATGTTTTATCTCATTACCTTGAACGGCAACTTTGCTGTTTATGTCTTTACCAAAGACTCTTTGTATATCTTCTTTTTCCATTAACACTTCCACCTTTTTCTAGCTTGCCGTAAACGGCTATTAGGGTCTTTTGCTGCTTTGGGGAATTGTTTCATTTGTCCTGCAGAACGGGCGCAGAACGACTTGCGCCTTTTTGCGTCTTTAGAACCTTTTTTAACTTTACCTGTAACAGCAGTTTGAAGTTTGGAGCCAGGGTTAGCTCTGCGATATGCAGCTACACCTTTTTTAGTCATACCTGCACCTTGCTTAGTCGGGCGAAAATTACCCGACTTCACAGAGGTTTTAATCCCCATTCCCTTACGCTTCTTTTTTTCTGCCATTATTAGGTCTCGCCACCACCTACATAGAATACGGTAATGCTAGTAATTGCTGCAGTATTACTATTAGTTAGGTGCATACCAGAATCAAACAATATACCGTTATCAGGTATAAAGACATCCTCTGTGCCTAATGCGCTGTGTGATGTTAACTGTAATAAAGTTGTGCCTGTAGAGGTTGCTCCATTACTAAGAGTTAAATCAGCACTAGCGTTATGCACATACTGAATACCTTGTATTCTGGTTCTACCACTAATCTTTTGACCCGTATCCTTTGTAGTAAGAGCTTTTACGTCAGATGCAAAACTCATGTCTTACTCCTTTAAGAATCGGTTACGTCTAGATTAGTATCTTGTAAATATTTAACAGTTACGTCAGCAATGCCCTCTGTTCCAGTTGCCGTGGCTATTGGATTAAATGTAGCGATTACCGTGCGATCAACAGTTCCTATATTAATAGAAGCGGTAGCCATACCTGTGCTGTATGTTAAAGCTGCGGCTTTAGCGTTTGTCCCGTTTAATAAAGCTGTTGTTGCTCCTGAAAACCCTACTGAAACCGTAGCTGCTGAAGGGGAGTTTGAAGCTTCCACAATGTTTAACATCACTTCTGTAATTTTAGAATTTGCTGGGATAACACCAACTGTGGTTGTAGCGGTCGTGCCAGTAATATCAATTACTGCTGACTGAGCCATTAAAACGAAACCAACATTATTAACGTCAGTTCCTACAGTCGTGCCTGTTGTGTCTTTGATTGTTCCGGCCTTAACTGGACCAGAAAAGGTTGTTGTACCCATTTATATCTCCTGTGTAGTAGCACATTTTCACACCATCTCTACTACGTCTGCTAGGTCAGTTAAGTGTGAATATAAACCCTAGAAAGGGGAAAGGGGCACAAGGCCCCTCCCTGATTTATGATGCTCCGGGTGAACCAAACATTCCCAAAGGATCGGAAACGCCAAATGAATAACGCTCACGAGCTTTGTAACGTACGTTACCTGTATCGAAGTCACCGTCCATAGAAGTCGCCATAGGCGTACGGACAAAATGCTTCAATCCATTAGGTACATCAGTTGTTAAGAAGAAAGCATTATTATCAGTCAAATAGTGATTAACTGTATAACCTTCTGGAATAGCCCCAGTTGTCATAATAGCGTTGATATCATTATCTGCTGTTCCTACTCTCTGCTGAGATTCTAGTATACGTGTTGCCACGAACTGAAGTGCAGGAGGGATAATTAACTTTCTTGGTTTAGCTGCAATTAACAAACCACGCTCGTCTGTCCAAGCTGCAATCTGAATTACCGCATCTTCAAGAGATGTTTCATTTAAATCTGAGCCTGTTGTAAAACGGTTGCTGTTTGTTCCACCAGAAACTAATGGGTGGTCAGTTGCAAACAATACTTTTCCGTCACCATAGGTAGGATTACCTGTTCCAGTAAAGCCTTTGTTTAAAACTGCAGCAGACTTAACCTGCTTTGTGTACGCCATAGCACGAGCTAAAGCCTTTGTATAACGAGCACCGAGACTATCATAAAGATTATCTTCAGAAGCCTCTTCTGTTATCGCAAAGCCCATAGCAACAGTTTCGTGCGTATAGCGAGCTGTAAATGCCTCTTGTGCGTTATCGTATTCGACAGCAGCACCTTCAGTTTTTACTGGGGCTGCACCAAAGCCGGAAAGCTTTGTTTCCTCTTCAAACGAACGCTCAGAAGTCTCTGTTTCGTAGATCTCCTTGTGCTCTTCACCATACTTGGCATACTCTAAACCAAATAAAGCGTTTAAGCCGGGAAGGAGTTCTTTTAGTAATTGTGCTCTTGAAATAGCCATTTAAAAATCTCCTTAGATACCAAGTGAGTTGTCATACGAATGTACGCCAACATTAAATTTAACAATAAACTCAGGGAAGTTATCACCCTCAGTACCTTCAACAACATCAATAATTCTTACAGCGAAAGTTGAAGTAACCGCTAAATTACTACCATTAGCGTCAATTTTAAGACTTACGCCTGAATTACCTGTGCTTGTGCTACCAGATGTACTAAAATCTAACTCTCCGTTTTTACCAACTGCGCCAGCAAAACCAGATCCACCTGTACCACTGTTAAATGTACCTAAAGAATTATTACCTTGAACTTTAAACAACTGTCTAGGGTCATCATTAACCATTACTTTGATTTCTGTAAACCCTGAAGTTGTAGCATTAGCGGGAAGAAATTGTCTAAATTGCTGAACACCATTATCATCAATGTATCTAGCTCCAACCATAACTCCTACAATACCTGCCGTAGCATCAGCAGCAGTAGCAGGTATTTTTATACCAGTGGGACTTGAAGATACAGCGGCTGGTAAACCAGCAGTGCTTAACGCAACTAAATCACCGTTAAAAATAGCGGCAGAGTTATTAGCTTTCACATGATAGTGTCTAATAGCACCGCCATTATAGGGCGCACCACCAATCATATTGGTAGGTCTTAGCCCAAAAGGGGAAGCAGTAGCTGCCATTTTTATCTCCTAATGAAAAATTATTTACCTTTACCAAAAGACACCGAGGATTTGTGTTCCTTAAATATAGGCGCTCTTGGGTCACTTTCTCGCATAAGATTATTATCTACAGACTGCATTTGTTGGTTAGCCTGATTTAAATAATATTCATTACGCTGATTTATAAGTTCTTCTGGAGCTTTACAAAGTAAAAGACCACCTATTTCTATACAACCTTTAAATTTAGAATTGTGATCAGATAAGTGTTTCATATGAGGTTGTTCCTCTGACTTAACTGGTTCCCATCCTTCTCTAAAAGCCATAGAAATATTTCTTGGGTCTGGCTCGTTTAAAGTAGCCGTACGTTTCCAAAAGTAAACCCATCCCGGTTGTTTATTTGGTTCAGGTTTAGCAGTTGGGGGTGCCCAAGCCTTTGGTCTCTCTTGTGAAGCTCTGTCTTCGTATTGTCTGTTTGTACGTTTTTCAGCCATTTCTGTTCTCCAATCTAATCATTTCTTTAGCATACTGCTCTGGTGACAATCCTAACTTTTTCGCTAAATTTACTTGTGACGTTGTCAATCGTATTTTCTTTGAAGAAGTTGTTCGTGTTACTGGAGCAACAACTGCTGCAGGTTTTGCTTTAGTAGTTTCTTTCGTTTCTACTTCGGCGTCATCAGAATCGGTGTCGAAATGTTCTGGAAACCGTTTACGCATTGTTTCATTAATGCGGTCATAATACTCGTCCGTCGTAGCATAAGCTGGACCATTTTGTTTTACCAGCTTCTCATGCAACCCTAACGCAAGGCTCGTCATTTCTTCGTCTTGTCCGAACCAATCATTCTTCTTCTGCCATTCTAAAGCCTTTGCGTCAGGCGGCAGAGCAGCGGGTGCTTTATCTTCTTTATCTTTTACACTATTCTCAGGAATTTGTAAAGAGGGTTTATAAGATTTTATTCTTTCTGCTTTAAAGTTAGCTTCGTTTAGTTTTTGCTGTGCTTCTACTAGCTTTTCGCTATCACCAGCATCATAAGCTTCTTTGTATGCTACTTTTGCTGCAGCTATTTCCAACTCGGCAGCATTTTTTGCAGCATCTATATAGCTTTTCTCATCCTCCTGCTGTTTAGCTTTCAGTTTTTTGTTTTCTTCCATTAACTTTTGAGCGGCTTTAATAGCTTCTTGATTCTCTCTTGCTATTCGCTCTTTTTCACGACGTTCGTCATGCCAGACTTTTTTAAGCTGGTAGATTTTATCTTTCACTTTATCGTCGTACTCAGTTAACTCATCAGAGTCTAATCTTTCAACTAGCTCTTTAGGAAGGTTCTTCCTGTTCTGATCTGGTTCAGGAGTATCATCTTCTATTTCTATTTCAACATCAGATGCCTTTTGTTCCACCTCTTTCACCTCAGCTTCAGGTTTCTTAACATCCTCTTCGTTAGGTAAGTTTTGCTCTTCAGCCATCTTTTATCTCCTATGCTCGTGATATGCCTCGTGGATCTTGCACTACTGCCTCCACGCTGTCGTCGTTAATTAAACGAAACTCTTTGCCATGTATTTTCAGTCTAGTGCCTGAGTTTGGTCGAGCTAAAATAAAATCCCCTTCCTTACACCAAGGCCCACTTGGAAACCTGTCTTTGTCTTTATAACAATCAGGACCAAGCTTAACTATAAAAAATACAGTACTAAGAACTTCCTCAAAATGCTTTGTAGTGTCAGCTTTTATCAAACCGCTATCATACTTTTCTTCAACATCAGGTATTGTACATAATATGTGATACCCAGAAGGTTCTGGTAGTTGTTTAGCTTTTTCTTCACTTTCAGTCGTCATCCTCGTATCCACCTCTTCTCTCTTGTAGGTCTATTACGTAATTAATTGCAATGGTAAGACCTTTAACCATTCCGCAAAACTTTCTATATTCTTCGTAAGACTTAGCAGATCCGTCAGCCATATTTTGTTTTATTTCCTCTATCTCGTGTTCCATATGCTCTAACAGCATTTCTAATTCATCATCCATTACTGTCTCTCCTCAGTTGGCGGAGGTGTAGGCTCCTCTGGTTCATCAGGTTGACTCATAGCTTGTTGTAATATCGTTTGTGCTATTGCATTATCAGCTTGATTTTCAATTTTTTGTTCTTCCACCAATGCTTTTACCACTTGACTAGATTGTTTTTCTTCTAGTTTGGCGTCATCTGTAGCTGCTTTTGCCAATGTATTAAGTTGTGCTTGACGTTCTTGAGAAGCAATTCTTTCTTGTTCAACAGCAATCTGAGCCTGTTTAAGAGCAACATCTGCCTGATCTTTCTGAGCTTTACGCATAGCATCTTGAGCTTTGATCTGTAGTTCTTGTTGCTGCATTTGAATAATAGGATCTTGTGCCTGTTGTTGAGCTTTCTTTTGCGCTGCAGCAACCAAGTTGTTCTGTGATAGTTGCTGTGCAGCCTGAGCCACCAAGCGAGATATTTGAGTTTCGTACTCTTCTGGTATCTCTGCATCTGGTTTTGGTAATGGCGCACCAAGTTGCTGCTCGATCTGAACTCGGTATTTAAACCCATAGTGTTCTGCGATGTGTGCCTGTAGTGAGGCGGCTATCGCCCTTGCTTTTGGATTCTGTCCAATAATCTGCGCCATGGTTGGGTCATTTAAGAAAGTCATGTGAGCGAGTATATGTGCATCGTGGTCTTGATACAAAAATGCTTTTAAAGGCTTAACTTTCAATGCGTTCATATTTTCTGATACTGGATCTTTTGGTTTCTCGTCATCCTCCAACGGCACGAGTTTTGCAGCATCTTTTATACCCATCACGTCTAACATCTGTCTGTGTAGCTTTGGAAGGTTGTATATCTGAGGCGCAGCCTGTGCCATTTGCATGACTGCCTGATACTGTACTACCTTTTGAGCCATTGTTGAAGAGTTAGGGTCAGATACAGGTAAAACTTCTACCATGTCATAATCTGACTGCTTTACCATTGGCGAAGCGCTTTCTGGCTTGTAATTATATTTGTCTGGTGTGTAATCTCTTATTATATTTTTGAGTAACTTAAACTCCTGCCTCATAGAATAGTGAACTCTAGCCTGTACAGCAGACATGACTTTTAAAGTTCTCTCTAATATGGCTAGGGTTGTTCCTACTGGACTGTTTGCAGACATATCTGCAATCTTTAAATCTGCTGCACTAGCGAATCTTCTACCCTCGTCAACGATAGTGCCTAATAAACTATATAGAACGTTGCTAGGTTCCTTGTACGGCAGGGGCATGATATTGTCTTTTATAGAGCCACTCGGCACATCCACATCTCTAAACTCTGCTGGGCTGATTGGTGTGTCATCACCTTTTACTCGTAAACCCTTTGTCTTAAATCCGCCGGGTAGGTTAGATAATGTACCTGCATCTACAAGTTGTCTTATCAGAGAAGTACCTGATTTAGCAAAAGCACCTATGAGGTGAATTAAACCAAAGTGGTAAAAACCAAACCCTGGCACATAACCATAGTGTACAAAGTGGTTTCTTTTAACTTTTAGTTCGTCTTCCGGTTGGTAGTTTCTCCGTATGGCAAGAATTTCTCCCGTAGCTTTTTCAAGAGTGACAACATATGGCAGAGCAATTCCTGTTTCCTTCCCATCTTTATCCTTATCCTCATATCCAGGTAAATCTAAATCTACGTGCATCTCTAGAATTTTATAACGGTCATCATGTGTTGCAGAAAAACCCATTTTCTCTGCTATCTTCTTTTCTACCTCATCTAAGTAGTCCGTCGGTCCTTCTAGCTCAACATCCTTATAAAAACCAGACACCTGTAATTTCTTGAGGTCGTTCGGTGTTTTACGCATTACGTGTGTAACACGTTCTGACGTCTCTAAGTCTGATGCACCATACGGCACAACAATGTCTTCAGCAGGTACAAATATAGATACCTGCCTCTCTAAATTTGGGTCATAATATATTTTCTTAAATGCGTTACCAGATAAACCTAAACCCCAAAGCATCCTTTCATGCTCTGGTCGATATTCAACCATTTTTTCAGTTAGCTGATAATTCATATCAGCTCTTACCCTATTAGCAGCTTCTTTCTTTTCTCTGGTATCTTCACCTATTATCTGTGTCTTAACAGGACCAGCAGCGGGAAATGTCTCCATAATTGTTTCTGACTGAAACTTCACAAGTGCTTCTGTCAACAGTGGATGATGCACCCCACAAGCTCCAGGCCAAGGCTCAGTTCTTTCTTCTAACTTTAAACCTAGCAAGTCAAGACCATCTACATATGTCTGCATCCAGTCTTTTCTACTAGCTAAATCTTCTTCAAAGTCACCTAGTAAGTTTTCTGATATTTCTTGCAGTTCAGCTTCATCCATATCCTCAGCTAAGTTTGCGTTAAAATCATCAGAGCTTTCTGCATCTGGATCTATCACAACCTCCATACCTCCGATGCCAATCGTAACTTTTTCTGGGTCCTCGATTTCTATCTCGATATCGGGTTCTCCCATAGCTTGCGTCAAGTCGGTGGGTTCCATTGGTTTGTCTATATTATTAATTGCCATATCTTATCCTTAATAGTAAGGCTCTCTTCGCCCTCGGTAATTTTGTGTGTCTTCCTCATCTAGAGGAGTTCTTACGTACCCACCCTTTCTAAATCTCATTAACGCTAGTGATGTACTATCCACATAATCGTCGTGTTCTCCTGCAGGAAAGCTTGCAACTTCCTCTACAACCTCTTCTGCCCAACGTAAATTGGGCACCCATACCAATCCTGATGCAAACAAATCGGAAACAGAATTTAATCTAGAAATTTTATCATTACCACGGCTAGGAGTAAATTCTTGCACAGGAATACCCATCGCTCTCATCTCATATATCAACGGAGCGCCTGATGCTTTTTTCTCTATAATAACAGAATCGGGTTCCCAAGACCTATATTGACTAATTGCTTCTCTTTTTAATTCTGGGAATTCTAACCTATCTCTAAATGCGTTAAGTAAAATAATATTTGCCTGTGGTATACCGTCAGGTCCGTCTTTATAAAACACACCCCAAGTAGTACACGCAGAATAGTCGGCTCTTTGTGTCTTTTCAAACGCTGTATCCCACGACATTAGTACAAAATCACAAGCAGGTGGGTTTTCTTCCTCCCAAATTTGCCACCATTCCCGTTTTACTATGGCAGATACCTCTGATGTGGGGTTTTGTTGGTACTGAGCCATCCATTTTGAGTTGGGTAACTCGTTTTTTAGGACTTCTAGCTCTTCTACAGGCCAAAACTGGGGCCAAAGCGGGTTGCCACTAGGCAAAATAGCGGGAAACTCTATCAATTCCCAGTCTTCTCCCGATCTTTGTACAGAATTTTTAAGTATTTGCCCTGTTAAGTCACGTTTTGACCACCTTGTCATCACAACTACTATAGCTCCACCCGGTTGCAAACGCTGTCTTGGTCCAGATGTGTACCATTCGTAGGTTTTATCGTAAATTTCTGGGCTTGTTTCGGCTAATGTCGCTTCTTGTTCCGAATGAGGGTCGTCAATAATGAGCACGTCTGCACCTTTACCCGTAACAGCACCTCCAACACCGATAGCAAAGTAGTCTCCTCCCTTGTTGGTAGCCCAACGCCCAGCCGCCTTTGAGTCAGCTTGAAGTCCAACGTCTGAAAATACTTCTTTATAGAGTTCAGAATCAACAAGATTTCGCACCTTTCTACCAAAACCAACCGCAAGTTCTGCTGTATGCGAGGTTTGGATTACTTTTTTATCAGGGAACCTTCCTAAAAACCATGCTGGTAATAAATAACTAGCAAACTCACTTTTAGTATGTCGTGGAGGCATGTTTACAATCAAGCGTTTTATTTCTCCGTTGGCGACCTTCTCAAAAGCTCTAGCCATTCTCCTGTGGTGCGGACCATATATAAAGTTCGGCCATACCCTTCTCACAAACTCTAAGAAGTCAGTCTCCGCCCCCTCTTTCTGAACAGCGTGCTCGTGTTCAATAAGTGTCTTATATAAATCCTGTAACTGCGGCTCAGGTAGATTCGGTAGTTTCTTCAACAGATCCTGGAGTTCCCTCGTCGTCGGCCTCATCTCCGTTGTTGATTGCATCTAGCTCCTCATCAAGTGAATCGGTTATATCCTCTACATCTTGAACTTCTAGTTCTATTAACCTACTTATCTTCTCTTTTATCAACCCCTGCAGGACATCCGCAGACTTGTGCGCTACTGTAATCTCTGACTTTTCTGTAAACGCTCCTACATCTGACATCTTACCCAGTAACTCTAATGCCTTTAGCTCGTGCTTCGGATCTCCACAGCTTGATATCTCAAGCAGCCTATTATGTATAAGGTTCCTAGTCTCCGCAGCATCAGATACTATAGAGTTCGAGTATTGCTTGACGTAGCCCGAAAGGGCTAATATGACGGCTGGTTGCGTAAGCGACCCTGGGGTAACACCCTTTTGAAAGTTCTTGAATAACTTCTCCGCTTCTTTCTTATCTTCTTTTGTGATGTCTATTGGCTCGGCGTGCTCTTTCATAAGCTGTGCCGTATTCTCTGCGACCTCTAACTCTTCCATTGGAGTCGGCGCTTTTTCCATATTCATGCGTTCAGGTATTGGGTGTTCGTTGTCAACTTTTATTTTTATCGTCATCGTTTGCTTTGTGTAGTTCGTCTACTACCACTTTCTTTACCAAATCCTTCAACACAAAAGTATACCCTAACTCGTCTAGCCTTTTTGAAAATTCCTTCACCGACATTTCATACACGCTTCTAGCAGCTTTTTGCGCTATATTTTCCATCGGTATAGGACCCAAAAAGCATGGGGGGTGTTTTGCATATTCAGTGTATACCACGTTCTCTAGAAAAACGCAATGGGGGTGGGGGGTCGAAGTTGGAGAAAATATTCTAACGTGTAAAATAGTATGTAAGTATAGGTGTTAGGAGCGTAGCGAGTTGGGGGGGACCCCCTGGGTGGGGACCGACTTGCGTAGCGACTTCTTTTTAGGCGAGCGACAGCGAGCGATTTTTAGTTTTTACCCTATGGTTTGCGAAGCAAACTATTATGCTTTTGACTTTGACTTTTCTTATTAGGCGAGCGACAGCGAGCGATTTTACAGATTTTTTGCAAAAAAAATGGGGCTGAGCTACAAGCCCAACCCCGCAAACCTGACCAGTTCTTAGATTCTCCCTAGTAGTACCTTTTCAACCTTCTGGAGCGTGGCAAAGTTGGCCTCTTTTATGAGATCTCGAACCTTGGATAATAACGCCTTCTTGGCCTCTTCGTGCTTGGCCTCGGCCTTCTTTTTCAGGTTGTCCTGCGCCTCTAGGATCTCATTCATTTGAGCAGCCGCCAATGTTCCCGCTTTTTTAGTTGTTGCGTTCCCAATGGCATTCTTTGCCCCTTGCAGTCTCTTCTCTAGTTCAGCCGTTCCGAGTTTCTCGTACTTCTCAACCCTTTCCGCACGTTGCGTGCGGTTCTCGGCTCGGTTCTCGGCTACGTCGTTTTGGGCTGTTGGTTTCTTGATTCCAGCATACTTCAAAGCCTCCCTGAAAAACCTTGACCGCTGTTGGCTTACCTTCTCCTTAGATGCCTCTGGGTTCTCCTCAACATAAGTCAATGACCATTGAGATTGCATCTCGTTATATTGTTGCAAGGTTGTCTTCGCGTTTAATACATCCCCAACACTTGCGACGGCCTCCTCTTGGTCTTGCTGTCCTTTACTCCAACCTTTGGCCCCAATCTGGGTCGCTTTGAGTTCCGCATCACTAATAATCTGCGGAGGGTTTACTACTGGTTTTTTTGCTTCTTTTGACATATTCAAGTTTCCTTATATCTGGCCCGTTAATCGAATTTTTTGTGAGCCATTACATATAAGATACACGAAAACGCTAAATAGTTCCAGAGAATATTATAATTTTTTAAAATATTTTTTTGCTTTGTTGCATATCCGCCACAGATTGAGACAAGTTGAAAATTGTGCAATGTGTCATATTTTTAGGTTACCTCTGGGTAAGTTACCTTTGAGTAACCTGTCGATCGATTTTTTTCTTGTATTTATAGCCACGTGGTAGTTTTGTATTTAAAGCCACGTGATAGTCTCCTGACCAGTTATGTATTTAAAAGCTACGTGATAGCGAAGAAGGACAAGTTGCAAAGTTTGCAATGTGTCGTAAGTATTTGATTTTTAAGTAATGTTATGTAAACGCTGTAATGTTATGTGTAATGTTATCGTTTTTACCCTCGTAAGTCATTGATTTTAAAGTAATGTTATGTAAATCTGTAATGTTATGTAAATTTTGGAATAAACGGGAATTTTATTTCGGAGAGACAGAGGGAGGGTCTTTTACCTGTTTTTTAAAAACCCCCTTTATAACTTTATTTACATAACATTATAACATTACTTATAAATCAACGACTTACATCATAACAATATACATAACATTACACTAAAAAACATAACATTATAACATTACTTATAAATCAAATACTTAGCGAAATTAAAGACACATTTATGGAAATTAAAGACACATTTTAGCTAAATACACTTGATTTATTCTTGAGAATATGATACCATAAAAAGAATGGGGGCATTGCGCCTATATTACAACAACAATCTATGAGGGAAACGTGTATGAAGTGGTCAAAGCAAACTTACAAGATGTTGCAGAAAAACAAGCAACGCAAACGACGAGACAAGTTGCAGAATTTGCAACATGTCGCAAATCAAACCCTACCATTCACAACGGTATGTCCGCCACGTGAAACACCGAGACCTGCATCACTCGGTACCGACAACGGAGTGGCACTCAAAAAAGACACTATGTATTACACAGGCAACAACGTCAAAGGCATTGGCACTCTGCACAAGAGCAACGCTGTGCCAGTCTTTACCGACGCAGAAGCAAAAGATCAAGCAACCATGAGGAGATGAAAATGAGTAAGTGGAGAACTTTTGAAGCAGAAGAAGTAGTTTGGGAAGGTGCCGAAGCTGAGCAAGCTAGGTTTGATAAATTACAAGCCAATGTGAAGGACGGCAAGGTTAGGTTAGTTGATGGTGCACAAGAACTGATACAGGGCATCAAGAGGTTTACCGAAGAAGAATTAAGATTAGCAGAAGAAGCCAAGATAGAGAAAGAGTTAGGCATTGGCTATGCGTTAATTGCTGAGTGGGAAGCAAGGTTGGGTAGAGAGTTAACCGACGAAGATACTACTTCTGAAGAATTTATTGATGAGTATATAAGGAGATGTAGATGAAGAAGTCATTTGAGGAAGTTTTGGAAGAAGTCTATGCCGAGAGCATTGCTATCGCAAAGGCAAGTGAGGCTCTATTAAATAGAGTCGAGGAAGTTGTTAAAAACCAAGACAAATTGCAGAGTACGCAAGATGTCTTAAAAAACCGAGAGAAGTAAATTATTTTAACTAAGGAGATGTGAAATGACTAAGAAGCAAAAAATCGTAACAATGCAAAAAATCTACGACCACGAAGTGCGAGTAGTGACTGGGCTTATAGCGGTTAGGTTTAGAGAGGACGATGAATTTACAGACTCAGACGGTACTCTAAAAAAGTTTAAGGCAGGAGACATTAATGGTTACGACCATATCGAAGGTAAATATGGCTACGAAGTCTATGATGAATTTGGTATCCAAAGATATTTTTCAAGCGGGTATGAACCTGTTGAATTATATCCAGATTGGTACCCTGAAAAGGACAGACGCTTACCAAAGTTTGAAACTATCGAACAAGCTATGAATGACGCTGAGGGAATGATCGAGAGTTTCTTGGAGTGGGAAGGAGAAGCAGAAAAGTATGGGGTTGGCTCACAAACCCAACAAGACAGAGAATTTTACAGAACCCATAGTGGTTGGGGCGAACCCGATGATTGGGGTAGTGAAGGTCCATCTAAAAAACAATGTCACAACTTTGCCGACAACTGTTGGACATCTTGGAAATATGGAGTCGGGGGCATAGATTTGGACAAGCAACCATTTAGAGATTGGGACAAGTCATGAAAAGACGACATTTCAGAGAATACCAAGCCAAAGCCAAAAAGCTTTTAGATAAACATATGAATATGTATGGTCACTTTGACTGCATTATTATCGTAAATGGTAAGACGAGAGAATTAAGTTTTCCTCTCGTCCCCGACCTTAAAAAACTAGGTAATGCTATATGTCAATACAAGTGGAACCAAGCATGGAACGAGGGAGTTTGACATGGAAGAAATAATTATTTGTGACATTGATGGCACTATTGCCGACGTGGAACACAGGCGACCACACGTTGCAGGAAAGAAAAAAGATTTCGAGTCTTTCTATGCGAAACAGTCCGACGACACAGTTATTAAACCGACTTTAGAAGTAGTGAGAAAGTTATGTTGGTATGGCGAGTATGGTTTGCTCTTTGTGTCTGGTAGACCAGAAAAGTACAGGAAAGTCACAGAGGAGTGGTTGGCTATGTGGTGTTGCCTTTGTGTTAAAAATTCTGTGTTGGACGAAAGTTGGATGAAATACCTAGAGCAGTTCGGGAGTAAGTGGGAGTGCCTAGGTTTATTGATGCGACCAGATGATGACAACCGAAGTGATGCGATAGTCAAGGAAGAAATATACCTAAACAAAATCAAGCCGTGGTTTGAAGTTTTCATGGTGTTGGACGACCGCAACAAAGTTGTTGAAATGTGGCGTAAGCATGGGTTGGTGTGTCATCAGGTAGCAGATGGTAATTTTTAAGGAGGAAGTTATGAGAGAGAAACTTGTTTACTACACGTTAAACGTGTTTGATTGTTCGACCGCAGAAATGACTGCGAGTATTCAACAAGAGTTTTCACAGATGGGTTTACCTGACAACGTGAAGGTAGAAGTTGTATATGAGAGTCCTACTAAAGAAGATTTAGACGACCCTACTTTTCGTGGTACACCTGCAATGCGTGAGACAGAGATGGGTCGGCGTTTAATCAAAGAACATAACGAGAGGAAGGAGAAGCAATGAGGAACTATGGGAAGCTGAAAGCGTGTCGACACGCTATCAAAGGTGGGCAGATAAAAATGTACAGCAAGAAGCGTGGCTATTATTTCAAGAAGAAGGAGCAGAAGCGAGACGGACACGCTTGGCGTTGTAAAAAACATGCTCGGTTTTTTGATAAGGAAGCAGGGACATTTTGGGGTTTGCCATTGGACAAGCCATGGTTTAT